ATAAAATAAAAGTAATCCAATGTAATCCTCAATTTGAAGGAGCGTCAGCAGAGTTTTGTGAAAAATACGCATATATAACAACCGTGCCTAACAACAAAATACACAACAAATACTTTGTAAAACATGATGGAAAAATTGCACTGAACTCATACGCAACTATGGCAGCAATTTTGACACATAGCAAGTAATTTGATTAGTTCAAATAATTTACACCCTTAAACATTTTATACATTACTATTATTTAAAACGCCTATTTTATAAAAAATTGAAATGCTTTAACCAAAAATAATAATTAGTATACAATACGAAGAACTTATTAACAATGAAATTTAATTTTGTTTCCAAAAAGCCTTTCAGTAGAAAGGACGAAATGCAACCTGATAATTATTATTTGAATGAATGTTTACAACTATTTGACAGCATATACGGTAAAGAAACTGAAGAACTTTGGGCAACTGGTAATAGTGGTCAATGTGGAGGATTTTGTTCTAGTGTTATTGAATATGAAGAAAATGAAAGGAAAATTGAATTGCTCTTTTACGTTCAGCATGAAGATCTCAATATAAATATTGACGTCCATTTTGCTGATAAAAGTATAAAAGAAGAAACAAGCACATTTTATTTGGAATTTATTAAGCAATTAGAGAGAAAAATAAAAGAATGGAGAGATCCGTTGGAAGATTATTCAGACGACGAAGTAGAAGAAGTAGAAGTAGAAGATGACTTAAAACCAGGTTTGTTTGAATATAGTTGTATGATGAATGGTAATGATGGTGGTGGAGATTATTAATGTTTTGTGTGATAACATATACCATATTTGTTTATATATTCATCATAATTTTTAGCACCAAATGTAGGAAGACAAAAAAAATTTTAATTTTTTTATAATCGGCATTTTTCATTACTTCGTGAAAGTTCTAAAATGTGTAAAAGATATAGATGAGAATGATAAAGAAACGTTTAATATTGCGCTTGAAAGTTGGTAACAAAAATATATACATTTATAAATTTAAAAAATTTATACATTATAATTAAAAATTTCATGTTTAAAGTTTAAAGAAATATGCGTATATAACATTAACTTTTTCATTTATAAATTCAATCTGTTCATAGTCACTTGGATAATCTGCTTCTTCAGAACCAATTATCATTTTTAATTTATTTTTGTGTAAATTCTTCGAACCATCTCCTATAAAATTACAATAAGCTAAAAAATATTTTGGTTTAAGTTTAAATTCATCATTTACATATTTTCGTAATATATTAAATTCAAACATATTATTTACTTGATAATGTTTTGAAAAATCATTTTTATCAATATCTTTTTTAATGCGTAGTTTTAATCCATCTATTCTCTTATTACTTTTAATGATACTGTTACCAATAATTTTTTCAAAATATTCTTTATCCCGTAAATTAACTTTATCGTTACATTTTGGAGTTGTACCGATAAAGTTAATTTGTCCTCGCCTGTAATATTTTTTACTGAATGATTTCATAACTTTATCTTTAATATCACTATTTTTATCCATAATTATATGTAAATTGTATTTTATTTTTAAGATATTTACAATATAAAAACAAATTAAACTTTTATTTTGAAATAAATGTCTCTTTAAAAAATCTTGGAAAAATAAATTTATATTCACTAACAAGAAGCGTTCTTAAAAAGAACAAACCTAAAACAATAAGAAAAATACCAAAATACTTCCACGGATCATTAAATCGTTCATCCAAAACAACCATAGTTGCTATTGACTCAATTAATGCGCTCAAACCATCCCAAGCTGCGTTAACTAATAATACCTGGGAACCTTGGAAAGAACGAATTAAGTAATATATAACTCCAACATAACCAACTGTTCATGTAACAAAATTACCTAAACCGCCTTTATTCGCAAATTCTTTATATCCAAAATCACCTACAATTTCAGTAAATATTAAAGGAATTAAATCTTGATAACTCATTATTACTATATATTAATACTTTAATAAATTATTATAAAATAATTATATATATGTGCTGGAACCAATATGTATCTATTAATACATTTGTTTTTGGAATTTTTGGTTTATTAATTATATTCTTCAATAACAAATATTCTAATTATAAAATAAACTTCTTTAATAACTCATACGCATATCTTTTTATGTTATCTTTTATGTTTATGCAACTTTTTGAATTTATTTTATGGAGAAATCTTAATAATAAAGCAATAAATAATATTGTTTCAATATTAGGGTTTTTACTTCTCTCTATACAACCTATAGCATCTTTACTTTTACTTAATAATATTCCACTTAGAAATAAATTATTGCTTTCTTATTCTATTCCCACATTAATTTTCGTAGTATATAATATTTTTAACACAAATATTCATACAATTCTATCACCATCTGGTCATTTATCTTGGAAATGGACTTTTTATAAAAATGGACCACTCCAATTACTAGTAATATCATTTTATTTATTTTTCTTATTTTTCTCTTTGCTATATAATAAGTATTATAATTCGTTACTTTTATTATTGTTATACTTCATATTTATTTATTATTTTGGAAAAGATGGTAGTTCTGGATCAATATGGTGTCTTTCTGTAAATTCAACAATATTGTATTTTTTACTTCAAATCTTAATAGTAATGCCATTTAATGAAATTAAAGCAACTATTTAAAGAGTAAAAACATAAAGGGTTATAACATGTGTTAAAATCATAATAAATTGTTGAACTATTATAGTAATTTTGCTTAAAAAAGATATTGGAACCAGATAAGATATTCCTACTCCAGCTTGAATAGTTGTGCTGAGTAATAAAAAATCTGTAAATGTATTATATTTTTTATTTTTTTCTGTATCATTATTTATATTAAAATGGTCTGATAAATAGAAATAAATGAAAGTAAATAAAATAATACTAGTTATATGAAAAACTACAGTTCTAAAAACTAATTTCATTATATAAATACTAAATTATTTTTTTATAATTTAGTATTTAATTATAATTAAAAATATAATTGTAATATAAATGTCTTGTGCTGGTAAAGGTTATGGAACTAATCCCAATCAAATGATTATTTATATACACAATTTACATCATCTTTTAATAATACTATTGTAACACCACAAAGTACTAAAAATTGTAGAAAATACAAAGGATTTTATCCATCTTTTACACCTGTTCTTAGTGGTTTATCTGTAACATCTAGTTTAGCTGGGACTTATTCACTTGTTTACATAACAGGTGCGAATTTTTTTTACCAAACGGAACAACATTTGTTAAATTTGGTAATATGGGTTATTTACCCGTTACATATTATAGCTCTTATAATTTATCGTTTGTTGTTCCATTAGATACTACTGCTGGTAAAATTACATCTCAAGTTTTATAATATAATAATTTTTTATATTTCTTTTCCATTATAAATTTGATTTAATTGTCTATTTACACGAACAAATGTTGTACATTTTGGAATATCTTTTATTTTTTTAGCTCCAATATAAGTCATAGTAGAACGAATACCTCCACAAATATTTAATATTGTGTCTTTTACATCACCTCTATATTCAATTTTCACAGTTTTTCCTTCACTACTTCTATAATGTGCTACTCCGCCACTATATTTATTCATCGCAGTTGATGAACTCATTCCATAAAATACTTTATACTTTTTACCATCTTCTTCAATTAATTCTCCACCAGATTCAGTATGTCCAGCAAACATAGATCCGCTCATAACAAAATCTCCTCCAGCTCCATAAGCTTTTGAGAAATCACCAACAACTTGAAGACCACCATCACTTATAATATGTGCGTCTAATCCGTGTGCTGTATCAGCACATTCAATAACGGCACTTAATTGTGGCATACCAATGCCTGTTTGTTTTCTAGTTGTACAACAACTTCCACTACCAATTCCAACCTTAACAATATCAACTTTTCCATTCATTACTAATTCTAACACACCTTCTGAAGTACAGACATTTCCAGCAATTAAAATTGTTTCTGGATATTTCTCTCTAATTGTTCTACAAGTTTCAATAAATTTTGACATATATCCGTTCGCAACATCAATACAAATAAATTTTGGTTTTAATAATTTAACTATTCTATCTAAATTTTCCAAATCTTTATCTCCAATTCCAGTTGAAATAGCACAATATCTAATATCTAAACAAGTATCTCTTAAATCATCAACAGTATAATATTTATGTAAACATGTTAATACCTTATGTTTTTGCATTTCAAGAGCCATTTCAATAGTTCCAGTTGTATCCATATTGCTTACCATAATTGGAACACCTGTCCAAGTATGAGGAGAATATTTAAATTTAAATGTTCTTTCGAGAGAAACTTCAGAACGTGATGAATATTGACTTCGCTTAGCCAACATTAAAACATCAGTGAAGTCTAGTTTAACATCATCTAAAATCTTCATAATATAGTTAATTATTTACTTTTTAATATTTTATTATTATGATATAAATATTATATTCATTATATAATATATGAATATAATTACAAGTTTATTTTTATTCACTACTTTTTTAACTAACACAAAATCTATTAATCTAATTTGTCCTGATTCTTCTACATCATTAGGCCGTAATGATTGTGGTTATTTAGGTATTGGCCAAAATGAATGTATAAATAAAGGTTGTTGTTGGCAACAAACAAATGATAATACTGCGTATTGTACATACCCTAATAAACAATTAGTTACCAATTATTACAATGCATTAAATGAACCAACTATTCCATTTTATGAGTCTGAAGTAAATACATTTTTCAAATATTTTTTAAACAACATTGATATCAATTCTACTGGATCTGTTGCGGCTGCTCCAGACCTACATACTCCAGGCGGCTCTTACTTTTATCACTGGGCGAGAGATGGAGCTTTAACCATTAATACTCTGTATTATTATACGAATAAAACATTCACTCAAAAATATAGCAATGATTATTTAAAATGGATTCAACTTATTCAAAGTAAAAAAGACCCAAATAGTATTGATATTAGAATAGAACCAAAATATGAAATTCCTTCGGGAACAGCCTATACTGGTGGCTGGTGTCGACCACAAAATGATGGTCCAGGATTACAGGCTATCACTCTAATTAATACAATGACAGACGTAGCTAAATCTTGGACATCTATTAAATTTAATTTAGACTATATTGTATCTGGTTATGATTCTAATACATGTGACTTATGGGAGGAAATAACGAATAGTGATTTTTTTTGGAATAGAGTTACAATGGCAAAAGCATTATCACTTGGTTCACAATTAGCTAGTAGTTTAGGTTACACAAATGAAGCTAAAACTTGGTTGAATGTTGCAAATTTGATTAAAAATAATATTTACTCTACACATTGGAATGGATTTTATTTTTATGAATCTAATAATAGACCTGTAGATGGTGCAGTTATAGTAGCGTTAAATTATGGTTACGATTCTACAGACAATTTCTTAGACCCATTATCTTATGAAGTAGCGTCTACTGTATTTTATTATAATCAAGTATTCAGTATAGAATATTCAATTAATTTAAAAGATAAAGATTTTTATGGAATTTTATATGGTCGTTATCCAGGTGATATATATGCTGGAGGTAATCCTTGGATTTTAACTAGTGCTGCTTTATCGTCATTAATGTATAGAATATCAAATAGATTAAAATCTGGATATATGATGACACAGAATACATTAAATATGTGGTCAAAAGCATTAAATGTAAATTCAATACCTAGTGATGAAGTAAATTTTTTTAAAGCCCAAGGAGATGGATTATTATTAAGAATTAAGGCTTATATAAAATCATATGATTTTCATATGTACGAACAAATCGATAAAAATACAGGAGAACAAATTTCAGCATATGATTTAACATGGTCTTATGCTGAGGTTTTAAATGCATTAAAATTAAGAAATATATAAATAAAAATTAAAATTTGTGAATCGTAGTAGCAGTAGAAATATTTTTAATAATTTTATCATCTTTATCTTTATCACATGACATAGATTCAATAACTATTTTACTATGTTCATCTGAATGAATTGATTCAGAATCATTATAATCTGGAAATTTAGCTCTATACTGAGGTAATAATCTGATATTTTTGTTAGCTATATTTTGAACTGCTTTTTTTATTTTAGTTTTATTTTCATCTTCTTTATTCCATTGATTTTGATCTTTAACATAAAATGTTTCCCTTTTCTTATCAGTGCAATGTATTGGTCTAATAGTTTCGTCTAAGTTATTTAAGTTTTTCACAATTATTTTTGAAATACCATCTACATAACCAAGTTCTCCTACATCTATCAAGTCACTTAATTGAAGTTTAATAGATTCAACAAAATCAGTAATATTCATGGCATCTTTACAAGTTTCGTTTAAAAATAAATTTAGATTAAAGGCTTTATTATGAGAGTTAGTATGAGTAGTTGTAGTATTATGTGTTCCATTTTCAATAACTTTCATCATCATAGTTTTAAGTTCAGAATTTTCTTTAATCAGCATCATAATAAGCTCTTTGTCTGATGGATCAGATTGAATTATTATATCTTTTTGAAAACATTTTTTCTTATGTCTCCATAATCCTGCACGATCATTAAATAATTTATCACAATTTTCGCAATTATAGGTCTTGCTAATTTTTGCTGAATTACCGTTGTTTTCGTTGTCATTTTCGTTGTTTTTGTGTCTATTGCTCTCCAGATGAATTTTAAAATTATGTTTTCTTACGGTAGTATAGTCACAACATTTACAATAAAAATGGTTGCTGAATTTGCTTAAAAAAACGTTGTCATCCGTTGTCATAAACTAACAACAGATTTTTTATTTAAGTTTTTTTTTGAAAAATTATGCTATAAAAATAAAAATTTATGGTTTAATTTTAGACCATAAATTTTCACTATCGAGACAAAATTTTTTCTCAGTAAGAAGTGTTTTGGCTTTCCATTTTTGGACATTTTTTTTGTCCATTTTTTAAAAGTTAAAATACTTTTCCTTTTTCAAAAACAGCATTTTTCTCTTTAAGTAGTTTTGAAAATATATATTATTTATAAATTTAAAAAACATAAACTTCCCATAAATATTGAACTTATAATTACAAATAATGACTGATCATTATGTGCATAATTGTTTACATATTCGTTCAAAATAAAGCCTGCTTCTAAATAATATGAATAAGCACTTAATCTATAATCTCCATATATTCTTATTACACCATATGTGAATATCCAATAAGCAAAAAATCTCTCAAATAATTTATTCTTATAATGGTGGTGTTTTATTATATTTAAATGAAGGTAACGTAAATATGGAATGTAATTTAATAATGATAATGCACATATAATATCATAAATTCCATTTAATTGTATCAAACGATATATCATTATAATTATATAAAAATATATTTTTATATAATTTTATATAATTTTATAATTATAAAATTTCTATACATATAGCGACTGGTTTGTTACCACATATTTCAATATTATATGTGGTATTTCTTTTAGTTTACTTAAAAATGCAATGTTTTCTGTCATTTCAGCAATCTTCTCAAACTCACTTGAAATATTATTTATTTTCAAAAGTGCCTTTACAAACTCACCCAAAAAGATCTCTTTTTTTGCACCTAACTCCTGTAAAACTAATTTACAATCTTCAATTGATTCACTATCACACCATTTTTCAACATAATTTAATAAATCATAATGTATTGAATAATCAAACCCTGTATTAATATTTTTATTCATTTCAATATCTTCATAATAATCATATATTTCATTTATTTTAATTATAAATTCATTCAGAATACGATCATCAGATTTTGGTACATTATCTTTAAATTCATCAGTTACTCTAATATTTGTAAAACAACTAAATAATGCAACTAATTGTTTTGGCGAAAAATTTTCTAAAGACTTTTCTTGATATAATTTTGCGAATGTCAAACAATGAATCTCTCTAATTTGTGTAGCAATTTTTCCGATCATTGTTAATTTAAGAGATTTTTCATCAAGTCTATCACCATCAATAAATAATTTTTCTTTTAATAATTGTAACACAGTTCCTACACCTGATTTAAAATATGAATTTAGTGAATTATATTGATTTTGTAATGCATTTATTTCATTTTCTTTTTCATATGTATTTAAATAACTTAGTAAATCTTGTTGTAAAAATTTATGATTATCTCTAATATATTGCATTTTTCTCTCAATTTCTTTTCGTTTTTTATTTACTGAAGATCGAAGATTATTTTGTAAATCATTATATTCATTTATAATATCAATAGGTGTTCTTAAATTATGTAAATAGCTTTTATTTTTATCTAATTCAGCAGTTAATAAGCTAATTTTATTGTAAATTTCTCCCATTTGTTTATCCAAATCACCAGTTATCATACTCTTACTTGCAAACTGTATTAAATTATTATCACCAATGTCAAGAAGATTTAATAAAAGATTATAAGAAATCTTAAACTTCGATGTTAGAGTCTGTGGTTTACCATTCATCATCAACTTGTAATTAACTGATTCGACATCACGAAATAAATTATTCAAATGGATTACATGTCCAACTGTATCTAAACCGAGACGGCCTGCTCTGCCTGCAGCCTGAGTATACTCATGACTGTATAAGGTGCGAACTATTTCACCATTAAATTTATTAATATCCGTAAAAATGGTAGTTTTAACTGGTAAATTAATACCAACACTCATGGTTTCAGTGCAAAATAATATTTTAATGAATCCTCTAGCAAATAAAAGTTCGGTCATTTCTCTTAAAATAGGCATTAATCCAGCATGATGAATTCCAACACCTTTTCTTAAAAGTTTAACTGTATTAACATATTCAGGTAGATGTAAATATTCTTCATAATTAGGTAATTTGCGAATGATTTGTTCACATTCTCTGTCAACAATATAAGGAACTTTGCTATCAAATTCAAGCAAATTAGATGTCATTTCTTCAGCACATTTTTCTAACTGTTTTCTAGAAAATACATAACAAAGTGCAGGAAGCATTTCTTTTTCAACTAAATAATCAGCTAATTTATTTAATACAAACTGACGTTTAACTCTAATATCATGCTTTTCAAATAATTTCAACATTTTATTTGTGTTTTGATAATTAATATCATTAAAAACTCCTTTTTCATCTTGAATTACAAAAGGTTTATTGGTAAGATTTCTTATTTCTTCTTGAATTGTTTTATCACGAATACATTTATTAATTGAGTTAGTTACAGTAATGAAACTATAATGAATAAGTGGTACAGCTCTGACTTGTTTTTTAGTTAAATAAACTTCTTTTTCAGATTTATTGCTAATATCACCCTTAGTTTCAAGCCAAAATGCAAATTTTTCAGGATCATCTAATGTAGCAGATAATCCGATCATTTGAACATATGATGGTAATAACATAATACACTGTTCCCAAACATGTCCTCTATGTTCATCATTAATCATATGTATTTCATCAAACACAACACATCCTAATTCATTTTCAATATCCATATCAAAAGATACAGAGGATGAAATATTTGGAGTAGAACTTTTGATCTGATATAATTTATTAAGTAAAATTTCAGTAGTCATAATTAAAACATCAGCATCTGGATTAGTTTTAATATCTCCAGTAATCAATCCAATAGAAATATCAGGATATTTATGTGTAAAATTATAAAATTTTTCATTAGAAAGAGCTTTAATGGGACTTGTATAAATAGTCTTCTTGCCTTTTTGATGAAAATATTGAAGTGCAAATTCTCCAGGTAAAGTTTTTCCAGAACCAGTTGGAGCACACACCAATACGTGATGTCCATCAACAATAGCTTTTAGTGCCCACTTTTGAAAATCGTGAAGTGGATAAGAATATTGATTAAAATATTCGTCATACGTGTTATCGTCAGACTTGGTATAATTATATGAACAAACCTTTACCATATTAAGTGTATATTATATACTGCGAATTTCTTTATATTATTTTAACAAATAATAAATTAAAAGTATTTAAAAAAATTGAAATAAAAAAATACAAAAAATTTAAAGTATACTAAATGACATCAACATATATCATCAAAATGACTGTTTGCTTTTATCCGATGAAAATCGAAAATAAGCATATGAGAACATATGGAGAGAAATATAAAATTAGAGATATTATTGAATTGAAGATCATTATCAATAAAGATATTATTGATAATGTTATTAGAAATATTTTGATAAATGAATGTGAAATGACAGTTATTGGCTACAATAATTATAATAGTAAATATTGGTGCAAAAAATATACTAAAAATAGTTGTGGATTGTATTTTGAAATAGAAGTAACATATAGTGAATCAAACTTATCACATCTAAAGTTCTTTCCTTTAATAGGAAATGATGAAAATATAAAGATTTTTATGAGTTGTTTTAATAAATGTATAATGTTATATAATACATCTGCACTTATAAAATTTTATTTGGAAGGTACTCTTGTTTAAATAATAAAATATATATATATTTTTTGATTTAAAGAAGCTATACTACATAATGTAGTAGTTTTTCGATTTTTCTTAATTTTAAAGAAAAAAACTCCCTACATATGAAAGGTTATGAAGTAAAAATCTTTGGGAAAGTTTTTTTAACTTTTCAAAAATGGACAAAAAAAATGTCCAAAAATCAAAAGCCAAAACACTTCTTACTGACAAAAAATTTTCCTTACCATGTTGAAAATTTATCGTCACAAACCAAACTTTAAAATTATTTTTTGTAATGATAAAAATTTATTATTTTTACTAAAAACTATTTAGGAACTTTTTAATGTCATTCATTTATATAGGAAAATGATGACAAATTTAGTTCCGAAAAGTTCTGTAAAATTTGAGTGCATAGTATGTGACTATTCAACGTGTAGAAAAAGCCAATACGATAGACATTTGTTAACACCTAAACACAAAAATAATGACAATAATGACATTAATGATGACATTTTAGTTCCGAAAAGTTCCAAACTATTTACATGTGATTGTGGTAAAAATTATAAGTATAGACAAGGACTGCATACTCACCGAAAACACTGTGTTTTTTTACATAATGAAATAATCAAACCAGATGATAAATCAGTTAGTGAAAGTGATATTAAAATACTTACAAATTTAGTGCTAGATGTTGTAAAACAAAATCAGGAATTGACAAATAAAATAGTTGATATATGTACAGGTTTAACAAATAATCAACCTAATATTTCCAACAGCAATATAAATTCAAATAATAAAACATTTAATTTACAATTTTTCTTAAATGAAACATGTAAAAATGCTATGAATATTACTGATTTTGTAAATTCTCTCCAACTTCAACTTTCAGACTTAGAAGATGTGGGTAAATTAGGGTATGTAGACGGTATTTCAAACATTATTGTAAAAAATTTAAACGCATTAGATGTAACAGAACGACCAATACATTGTGCAGATAAAAAGAGAGAAGTAATATATATAAAAGATGAAGATAAATGGGAAAAAGAAGATAATGAAAAGAATAAAATAAAACAAGTAATAAAAAGTGTTGCATGTAAAAATCAAAGATTACTACCAAAATTTAAAGAGTTACATCCAGGGTGTAATTTTAGCGAGTCAAAATATGCGGATCAATATAGTAAATTAGTTATAGAAGCAATGGGAGGGGCTGGAAATAATGATACTGAAAAAGAAGAAAAAATAATAAAAAATATAGCAAAAGAAGTAACAATCAAAAAAAATTTAGAAATAATTGATTAAATTTATAAAATATGTGAAAATTTTTATATATTTTATTTACTATTTTATATTTAAAAAAATGAAATGAAAAATCATAACAATATTAAACATATTAATAAGCAAAGAGAATGGTACCTGAAATGACCTCCAAATTACTTAATAAAGTTTTTGAACAAACTTATATTTTAATGGAAAGTATTCTTGACAATCCAGAACATTGTGATATGACAGCGAATGGTGAATATAATAACTTTATGAGAGCCATTGAATTCTTCACAGCGAATATTAGGGTGGAGGATACTTGGACAATGAACGAAGATGAAGAAGACGATAATAATTACTTTGAGACGGGATATCACGATTCGAGTGTAGTATTCTATCCTTTCAGCGAAAATCAAGAACACGAAAAAGACGATATTATTTATGAAACAAAAAAGTAGTTTGAACTACTTGAGAGCATTATTGTAGACATTGAAGATAAAAACATTGTTAGTGAGGCGGTAGAAATAAAAAATATATTATTAAACTTAGTTAAAAATCTTTAAAAAATGTGAAATTTAAAGACAATTACTATCACCAAAAAATGTATTACATAATAATAGTTGATCTCTTGATAACATTTGCTTACCATCATTAATATACCATCTCCAATATAATATTTTTTTATCAATAATAGTTAACTTGCCATATCCATATTCTGTTCCATTTCTAAACGCACTCCATTCAGGTTTTTCGTAATATACATTATCTAGACCTTCTGGATTTCCAGCATTTCCAATAGTGACATATACAATTCCATATTCATCTGTCTTATTTCTAAAAACAGGATAACTTCTTTCATAATCATGAACATGACCATTAAAAACAATATTCACATTATATTTATAAAATACATTTTCCATATATTTACGCATTTGTACAGTTTGTTCATCTGCATAATGATTTACATTAGAACTATACCAAGGACAATGCATAATAACAATAACCCATGGTGTAGCAGTTCTATTAACAGATTCCAAATTATTTTGTAACCAAATAAATTGCTGAGATGTAGGTGTTGAATTTGTATATGGATTTAAAAAAATAATGTGAGCTAATCCGCTGTCAAATGAATAAAATGAATTACCAAAATTATATTCTGTCTGAAAAATACTTGGTGTGCAAAAAGGCATTCCTATTTTTTGATTTACATCACTCTTTATGATAACATCTCCATATATTGCTTCTTTATAATAAGGCATGCGATATCTTTGTTCAAATGCAGTAAATAGATGATTGTAATCAGTTCCATTAAACTCGATTTCATGATTTCCAGGTCCAACCATCCATGGTGTACGAGAAGCTATGGGATCAATCATTTCTCCATATAAATCCCATAACGTCTGATTGCAATCAGCATAACTTAAATCTCCAGCATGTAAAATCATACTTATATTTTCTTTTAGAATATGATTTATAGTTGATAAAGAATGTATTGTCTGACCTATATCACCTAATATACCAAATGTAAGTTTCATATTATCACCTTTTTTTGGTAATGTTTTAAAATATAATATTTTACTAGTTGTCTCTTTAATAAAATCACCACATTGATAATAATATTCTGAATTAGGTTTTAAATCTGTTAATAGTACATGATGAATAAATCCACTTTTGTAATATTTTGGAAAATCTGTTCTATCATAATAAAAATCATATGAGGAACATGAACCGTGAACATTATTGTCTAATATTTTGTTAAATCCATATGCTACATGAGAAAAACAATTATCAGGTGTTAACCAAGAAATAGTCATAGAAGTAGAATCTATTCCTTGAGCTATATGAACCTGCGAGACAGTACAATTTAAAGCATATGTATAAATACATTTAAATAATAAAATATATGCAACAATCATAATTATATAATAACATATCATTATTTTTTTAAACTAATTACATATATTTTTTATTACTAAAATTTATAACAAATGAAGACGAATTTTCCTTTTAAATTTTTCTTCATCATTAAATAAAAAAAGTTTAAATTTTTTATTTGTAAAGTTATCAAGATCTTCTCTCAAAGTTATTCTTGAAGATAATTTAAATTCAGGTAAAAATACAATATATTGATATAAACCATCATTTCTATATATTTTATCAAATAAATATCCATCATATTCTTTTTCTAGTATAACTGGATCATTATGACATAAATCTAATAATGAACAATCACATTGTACTTTTCTAATTGAACGCATTGTTGTATTAATATAATCAATTTCATTTAACCATTTAATATAAAATTTGTTAGCTTCTTCAGAGAAATTAACCATATTTGATACATTTTGAAACTTAATCATATTAAGTAAATCAACCAATCTTCTTATAGGACTAGTAATATGAATATAAGCATCTACATCAAGCAATTCATGTCTGGTATCAACAATTTCTGAACCATCAATATATTGACCAGATGCACTATTCCAAATTTTAATAAACTTTCCGACATCTTCAGGTAGTGTATCTGGAACACTAAAATCTTTTTTGATGATTGTAGAACGAAAAATACCTGTTTTATACTTAATAAGTTGAGTGGCACATTGAAAATTCATTAATATCATAAAATAACATACAAGTTCGTGACTACTCCGAACATTATTAATATATTTATATTTTTTAGATAGCTCTTGTGCAGTATCTAAAATATTATGATATTTAGGATTACCTAACAAATTTGGATCTTCATATACATAATTATGAGATACCTTAATAATGGCATTACAAAACTTAATATCAATTATAGAACCATCTTTTATAAATACATCCATAACAAATGCAACACGTCTTACATTTTCTTGTAAACTACATAAACAATCAGATAATATAGTTGGCAACATCGGACGTTTTTTATCTGGTAAATAAATTGTTGAAATTCTTCTAGAAAATGAATTCCATAAATTCAATACATCCATCCAAATAGTAACATTAGATATATATATACTTAATTGTTTAACTCCTCCTTCCATTTCAATAATACCAAAGCCATCATCATAATCAAGACTATTTAATGGATCAATTGTTATTATATTCCATAATGATTGGTTTGTTCTATCTTGAATATTTGGATACTTAGAAATTATTAATTCAATAATTCCTTCATGAGATTTACTTTCTAATAATCGAGTAGTATCTTTTTGAAATTTTTGTATAGATGCATTTAAACTCTTACAATATAACTGATATTCATAAAAATTATCTAAAACATTCACTGAACCGATAACATTATCAAGTTTTGCTCTTGGATGTTTTTCTTCCCAGTTTTCAAATTTAATAGTAACATAAATATTTGTAAATACTTTTGAAAATCCCATTGTTTTAATTTCGTATGGTACTAAAAATGATGGTAATCTAATATCATCAGGTATACATTTGTATAATAATTTACCTCCAGATAATTTTGCATTATCCTTTGTATATGTTTTTCCTTGAATTAATTTTTTTTCTCTTCCATAAGTTTTATTTCCATCAAGAATTAAAACTCCTGGTATAGCTGGTCCTGATCTTATAGACGAATGAACTATATTTACTATTTTAGAATCAACTGTAAATACATCATTTGTAAATAACTTACTTTCAAGAGGATTTATATTAATATTAATTTTATTAAATTTGTTTGTATCAAATACTTCCCATGAGCTATAACTTCTGTCATGTATGTGAATTTTAAGTGTTTCTGTTATCATTCTTACTACATATATGTAGTAATGTCTTTATGTTATTTAAAAAAATAAAAAATTGAATAAATTAATAATATAATAATAAAATGACATTTAACCCAATAAACAAAATGAGTCTTGAATTTATGAATGCTGAAAATAGAAATGCAAATATTCATGTTAGATGTTGTTCATTTTGTAGAACACCAGGACATATAATAACAAATTGTAATGATGAAAGATTAAATGAATTTGATGAATCCTGTAGAAATTATATAATAAATAATGGTTTAAATTCTTTTCGCGAATTTATCTTAGATCAAGCACTAATTGTTCCAAATATTATTAAGGCTTTCGCAATAAAAAAATGTTCTGCTATAATGAGAAATAATATAGGCTTATGTATATCGAAAATCATTTCATATTATGAAACAATATTTAATGCAAATAGAAATTTATCTCAAGAAGCACAATCAGAAGAAGTACAAGAAATGCAACAAAATCAACAAGGAACTTCATCGACAGAAAATGTAGCAGCAGAATTGAATCGTGATTCTTTATTGAGAATATTATTCTATTCTACTATTATAGATAGAAGGAGACAGACAGGAACATTTGGTGAAATCGCAGATTATTTATTATTTATGGAAGCGATAAATAGTCTACATACTAGAAATAATAATGAATATCTAAATCAGCATAGAAAATTTGATATAAAAACAGAAATATCATTAGATCAAGAAAATGAAAGTGAAGTTTGTGATTGTAATATTTGTTATGAGAATTTAAAAAAAAACCGTTTCATAAAATTAAATTGTGGACATGAATTTTGTAAGGATTGTGTAAAAAAAACTTTACAAAATGAGAAAAAACAAACACCATGTTGTGCTTTTTGCAGAACAAAAATTACAAATTTTGAAATTAGAGAAGAAATAATTAAAGAAGAATTTAAAGATTTAATTATTTAATAAATTTTTATATATCTAATTATTACCATAATTAAAAATAATAATTGTCATTCCAGAAAATAATTATAATAATTTTTTATATATTTATATTTGTAAAAGTTTCTCCTCATCCTCCTTTTATAATATTTTTTTTAGGAAGAGGAATAGATTCGCCTCAGCCACCACGCATAATACGTCTTTTTGTATGCCTAATATTTTTTTTTTGTCTTCTAGTTTTATGTCTTTTTCTTCTACGCCTAGTAGAAAAAGGATTCACAGTCGAAAAAAACTTAGTTAATCTCATTTATATATAATAGTATTATTTTATATAAATGATTAAATTGTCATTCCAATATCTTTATCATTAGATAAAAAAGGTTGTGGTATATCATTAATGTTAGTATTTTCATTTGAAATATTATCATCATTATTAGTATCATTATCATTATTATTATTATTATTATTATTATTATTATTATTATTATTATTATTATTATTATTATTATTATTATTATTATTATTATTATTATTATTATTATTATTAATATTAGTATTATGTAAATCTTCTTTATTAACTGATAATTTATCATTTTTATTAATTTCATTAATATTAAGCTTCTTAACAACATCACGTTTAACATTTTGTATTTGTAATGCATGTAAACAAATATAAGGTAAGATAGCTAAATTATTCATGTAAGTTCTATAATTAAAACTAGAAATACTAGTATTATCGCTAAATTTAATACTATACCACCAATAAGCAGGAATATATAATGTTTTTCCTGGTAATAAAGTAAATTCGAGACACTTAATTTTATCAAAATCAGCAACATACTTAGGTTGAGGACTCCATGGGTTAATTGGAGATCTAAATTCAAAATTGTCATAATCATAGATAGTATATAAATATTTAATACTGTGTGGTGGTGCAAGTTTAATCTGTGCGCTTCCTTGAGTTAATAAAAGGTAATTTCTATAATTAATCTCATATCTGAATGGTGTGCAAGTATGTTGACTTCCCATTAATATATCATAATTGCAATTTGACACCATATATGGTCTTAAAAACTCATCATTATAACGTAAGTTTTTATATACACCAGTTTCTTCTAAAAATTCGGAATTATTTTCAGAAAAATAAGTAGAATACTTATCTTCGTCAAAAAGTTTAATTGCTGAATGAAGTGGTAAGGGCATATAAAATTCGGAATTATTATCATTCTCTCTATTATTTCTTACTTTAATTTCAAAAGCATGATAATTATTTGATATATAATTACGATTAGAGGTATCTATTATTTTTTCACAATCAAAATCAAATAAGACTGGTTGTCTTAAATCACATATCTCTTCCAATTTATCCTTTGATGGTTGTTCAATTTCATACATTTCAAGATCTTCACCTGTTTTTAAATGAAATTGTATATGTAAATATAAAAATAAAACTAAACAAAAAATACAAAATCCTATTATTATTCTCATCTTAATTAAAAATGATAATAATATTTATTAACTATAACGAAGTTAATCATCTGATAATTTAGGTGCAATATGAAATATAAGAAAACTATCATCTCCTAAATTATAAGTAATTTTCATTGGACACTCTTTACTCATACAAAATTCAATATCTTGTGATAATTTATTTGTTATACACATTTTATTTATATAAATTAAACTATATGATAAATCAATTTCATCATCTTCAACAACTGCATAACTAGTCATGTCATCGACATGAACATTTACACGCATTTCTACTGAATTTCCAGAAGTTTTAAAGTCAACATAATTTTCACAACATTTAATATTAATATTATCTCCAAAATTACTTAATTGTGATAACATATCTGTAACTTTTTTAGATGGGAGTATAAATTCAGAATCATAATCTGTTTCAGGTATTCCCATTTCTTCATATTCATAATCAAGTAAAGGCAATTTAAAAAATTTATTATAATCACCCTTTTTTGTTGTTTCATTATTTTTAAGTTCAATCGATAATGTGTCATATTTTCCTTCTTCTAAATAAAATATCAAACTTTGGTCATCACTTTTAGTATTTATAATTGAATAAAATGTTGCAGCATCAAAACATAAATCATATTTTTTATCTACATAATAATTGTTAAACCAATTAGATTTTAAATTTAAATCAAATAAACAGACATGTGATTTATCCATTCCTTGAACATGAAATGTATTTTCATTAATTGTTAAATTAAATTGTGAAGATGAACTTTTTAAAAGTTGAAAAATAGAAATAAATATATCTTTTTTTCTTTTATCACTTATGATAAAATTCACATTTTTATTATTAGAAGATTCCATATTAAATATTATAATTTATTATTTTTAATATGTTTTTTTAACTATTAGCTAATTCGTGTTTAATCATATTTTTTAAATCAACTGACATAATATTATTCTCTCCATCAATTTCATTAATATCACTTATATTAGTTCCAATTAGGTCATCTGTATATTTAGTTTCTAATTTTTCTTCAACAACAGGTAAACGTTTTTCTAATTCCGATAATGCCACTTCATAATCTGTAAAATTTTGAGTTGTTTCATGTGTGAACATATCATATTTAACCATAAATGATTTAAGGATGTCTTTGGTTTCAGTTAATTCTCTATTAAATCTAAAAACTTGTTCAGTATTTTTTGCAATTTCAATAGTATGCTTAGATACATCTTCACCCATTCTTTTAAATTGTTCAGTTAATGACTTAAACTCTTCAGTTAAATTTTTGAAATCATTAGAAGAACTAGGAATTCCATTTTTTTCTAGTGAATCGAGTCTATTAATTATGGAAGTTAATACAGAATTATCGATAACTTTATGATTATCAGGAATACTATATCCATCAGATGACAATTGTGGTTTATTTTCATTATCAGTTTCGTGATCAGTATCAATAATCCATTGTTCAACTCTTCCAAGTCTTAAAGTAATAAGTCCTATAGCATCTGAAATACTAAGTTTTTGAAAGGGCAACCCATTTGAAGATTGTTGATTTTGTTCATAAAATTGCTGATATTGTTGTGGAGGTGGTCTAGCATGTTGTTGTTGTTGAGAATGTTGCATAGCTCTAGCAGTTCTAACATTGTTTGGTGGTGGTGGCATATTATAACTCATATGTGAAGGCATTTGTTGGGCAAAAGCAGCTTGTGAACCAATTGAGGTAACAGGTCTATTTCCACTAATAGGTGGAGCAGCATCTCCAGCACGTCTAGCTCTAGCAGCAGCAAGTGATCTTGAACTCATAATATAAATATAATACAATTTGTTTCTAAATAACTTACGCAAAAATGATAAATTTAATAATGAATTTTTAAATTTTCGTATAAATAATATATATGAGAGATATAATTTTAGGTAATCGTGTTCCATATGAATATTTTATAACTTCAGGTTATGGAGAATCAAATATTGGGTCTGAGGGTTTACCTTATGAGACAGGTTCGTATGATGAAGCATTAACAATGGCTGGAATTCAAAATGCTAATATTGTTGAATATACAAGTGTAATGCCAACGGGTGCAAAACAAATTTCAAAAAAAGAGGGATTAAAACGTCTTCAATGGGGTGAAGTTCTTGAATGTATTAAGGCTCAAGCTAATGGAGAGAAAGGTAAATTTATTAGTTCAGCTGTTATGACAACAAGTGTTTATGATCCAAAAGGTAAATATTTAGGTGGGTTTGCATGTGAATATTCAGGAAGTGGTTCAAGAAAAGAAGCAGAAAAATCATTAGAAGATTCAATTGATGGTATAATTGAAAGAAGAAATTTTGGTAAAACAAAAGGTGGAGCCAAAATGTATAAAGATAATGTAACTGATAAAGGATATAAATATCATCCTGGTAAAATATTTGTATATGAAGGATTAGATGTTAAAGAAGATCATGGAACAGTTTTAACATCAATTTGTTTTATTTCTTATAAAATTCCTCACTTAAATTCAAGAGTAACAAATCAAACAAGAAAAAATAGAAATTAATATATTTAAATAATTTAAAATAATTATAATATATTACACTATAAATGTCAACAAAATTCAAAACTTTTATAAAATTAGGTGATAAAATCATAAATACAAATATGATTAAAACAATTCATATTTATCCAACACAATATCATATTGAATTGTTAAATAACGGAGGTAGTGGTTCATATGGTATTTTTATAGCTGGATCAGGTTGGTTAGCACGTGGTGATACTAATGATTCAATTACTATTTTTAAAGAAAAATCACCAGGCGAATTTGATTATTTAACTGAATGGATCTTAAAAAACAGTTAAGCAACCATTTTCATTTTAATAGCTTCATGACTTTTATAATTATGTATTTCAAAATCTTCAACTTGATATTCATCAATATTCTCTCTAATTTGTTTTATAGATAATGTTGGAAATTCAAAAGGTTCTTTTGTTAATTGTTCTTTCATTTGTTCAATATGATCTTCATAAATGTGGCAATTTCCTACAAAATGAACAAACTCATAAGCTTCTAATCCACAATGTTTTGCTATCAAGTGCGTTAAAAATGAATAAGATGCAATATTAAACGGAATTCCTAGTGGAAAATCTCCACTGCGCTGATACATTGCACATGATAATTTATTTCCATCATGGACATTAAATTGACATAGAATGTGGCAAGGAGGAAGAGCCATTTGGTCTAATTGACAAGGGTTCCAAGCTGACATAATTAGACGACGACTTGTGCATTGTTTTGGGTCCTTAAGAGCATCAATAATTTGTTTTAATTGATCAATTCTATCAGGATTGGATTCAATATCATTACAACGACAATTACTAAAAGGTTTACAATAACAAATTTCATAATCTCCATTGAAATTTCTCCATTGATAACCATAAATAGGTCCTAAAATATCTTCTTGATAATGATTAAGATCTCTTGAATCTAAAAACTCCCGCGAACCATTTGCATCCCAAATATGAACACCTTGTGCTTTAAGAGTAGTATTATCAGTTTCACCACGAATAAACCACAATAATTCCTTTAGACAAGTCTTCCAAGCTGTTTTCTTTGTAGTTAAAATAGGTATCTTATTATCTTTTAGAGAGAAACGCATTGAATTTCCAAAAATACTCTTTGTTTTGCCATTTCTACCTTCTTCCCAGAATCCATTTTCAATTATATTTTCAAGAATATTTAGGTATTGATATTCTTCGTGTTGAAATTTCTGTAAATTAGAAAATATTCTATCAGATACATTACCTGTACCATATAATTCATTTTCATGCTTCTTTTTTTCTTCTCTGTTTTTATCGTAATCTTCTTGTTCTTCAGGTGTTAATTTTTTTACACGTCTAAATTGTAAATTATTAAGAACAGGTATAGTTTTAAATTCAGTAGAATTGTTGTTATTATCAAATTCACTAGATTTACGATCAAAATCTTTACCTGCTATCTCTCTACCAATTCTAAGAAATGCTTCAGACATATTACCATATTCTTCAGCAATGTGATCCATTATTTAATATTATTTAGAATAATCTTTAATATAGTTTAACATAGTAAACACATTTTTGTTATTTTTATTTCTAAATATAAAACATAATGGATAGCTCGGATGATTCAAAAAGTTTCTTTAAACATGTTTTTAATTTTGACGATGATTCAAAATCTGAAATCTTAAATATTATTCAATACTCAATTATAGCAATTATACCAATTATAATTTTAAATAAATCAATGCAAAAATATATTCCAGAATCAGATGACAAAAAAAGTAGTTTAGAAATAACAGCAGAAGTAATAATTCAGATAATTGTTATGTTTATTGGTTTACTTATTATAAATAGAATAATAACTTTTATCCCTACATATAGTGGTGTGAAATATCCAGAAGTACAAATTGTTTATATAATTTTAGCAATATTAATGATTACTATGAGTTTACAAACAAAACTTGGAGAGAAAGTTTCTATTTTAGTTGATAGAATTTTTGAGTTATGGAATGGAAAAACTGATAATAAAAAGAAGAATGGAAAGAATGGAACGGTAAAGGTATCTCAACCTATTTCTGGTCAATCAGGACCAATTACAGGACAATCAATGGGTGGATATACTGATGGAACAGCCATAAGTTCATTACCAAATTATGATTCAGCATTGAGTTCAACACCAACTCAACAATTACCAAATTATGATGCAATGTATAAGCAGGATAATACACCTTTAGTAGGTGCTGCTACACCTGGAATGTCTGAAGGAATGATGGCGATGGAACCAGCAGCAGCAAATTCAGTTTTAGGAGGAGGTTCATTTGGTTCATGGTAAATATTTTAGAAAAATTTGATATTAATTAAAAATTTAAATAAATAGTATAAAAATTTATTTATTTAAATAAATAATGAATGTAAACAAATTATTAAAAGCTTTAGATGATGAATCAAATGAATCATTATTTAATTTTACAACAGAAAAAATAAAAGAAATGAATTTGAAAATATTAAAGGAATTGCATCTTCCAAAAAAAGAAACACTTGATATATTTAATAAATTGAGAGAATACAAATATGTAGATGAAATGAACGATTTAAAATATGGTACATTTTTAAGGTGGATTCCAATTGATGATCCAAATAATATATATTTAACAAAAGGAGCATTATTTTGTGAAATGAAAATTACAGATTATGGTGTTTTTTGTGTATGTAAAAATTTCGGCTATCCAGGACGCCATTTTCAAATATCGATGGATAAAAATTTAATATTTCAAAAATTGACAGATCAAGAATTAGTTTTATTATCTGCTTTAGATCATTTATCAAAATAAGTAATTTAAATATATTATATAATATATAATATTATTAATATGCATTCATATAATAACAATAATATTATGTCAAAATTGATAATAATTAAACCAAAATATAATGTTATTCATTTTATAAAAAATAATAGTTATTTTAATAAAATAGTTGGTTATAATAATATAAAAATAAAAGAAAATTATAAATAAATGATATATATTAATCATGATATAAAAGCCATATTTATTCACGTTCCAAAAACAGGTGGTTCATATATAGGACCAACACTTGTAAAATATTATGGTTTTATAAGTTATTTACCATTATTACATAGAAGAAGACCAGATCATACTTTAGTATGTAAAAGTAAACATTTTCCTACAATATTAACAGGAAATAGTAGTTATGATTATTCATTTTTTAATAAAGTATTAGGATTATTAGTATACTCTAAAACTAGTGAGTATTTAAATAAAGAAATGAATATGGATGAAGAGAAGTGGAATTCTTATACAAAATTTTGTTTTATAAGAAATCCATATGATCGTGCATTATCTGGTTGGAATCATTTTAATACTATTTTTAATATGAATATTAATTTTATAAATTATATAAAAAAACCAAATATTATTAATAATATATCAGATATAGAATATGGACATGTTTTTATGAGTCAAAAAAAACAAATAGAAGATATAAATGGTTTATGTGGTGTAGATATAATTGGAAGATTTGAACATTTAGAAGATGATTTTAGATCTATCTTACTAAAATTAGGGTTTATAAAAATAGTTCATCCAATAAAAAAAATAAATGTTTCTAATAAATCAAATAGTGAAGATATTATTCTTGAATGTGATGCAATTCGAAAATTAAATGAACTTTTTGCTGATGATTTTGAAGCATTTCATTATCAAATGATAAAATGTTAAATACCCTTTATAATAATATCTTCTTTTTTATATATTTCTTCTTTAATCAAAAAATTATAAATATTTTCTTTTTGATCTCCTGTAAATGTCATTACTTCACCATGTATTTCATCTTTTATTATAGACCCATTACAGCTATATGTTTTTTTAAGATAAGATAATATTTTTGGTAAATCTAAATCATCTGCCATACCAATAACATTTGTTATACATTGTCTACCATTTCTTTTTTTAACAAAAATAGTTACTTTTGAACTAAATAAGTCAGATTCATTATCATCATTAGAAAATAAATTTACTGTCTTCATATTATATAATAATTATAACATGAAATATTTATATTAGTTTAATATTATTTAATGTCTTAATGTTTTTAAATTTTTTTCATTTTATGTTTTCTATTTTTAGATGTTTTATTCCTTTTACCACCTTTATCCTTATTACTATTGCGTGGGAAAATCTCAATATATGCCCATTCATCATATGTATTTACGTGTTGATTACGCATTTCTTCCGCCTCACGAACTTCTGGTGGAGGTCTATTTTCAACATCATATTTATCTTTTCTTTGTTTTACAAGATTTGCAATCAGAAAATAAGCCAGGTATAAATTTACCAATTTTAATTAAATTAATATGATCTCTATGTATTGGTCTTTTAACTGTTGAAACTTTTTTTCCTTTATGATATTTAGTAATACTTTTAAAGCCTCTTCCTTTCTTAATACTTACTTTACGAACTATTTTTCCTCCACTTTGGAGGACAACTTCTTTGTTTTCATAATTAAATCCGTCCATAAATTAAATATAGAAAATAATATAATTAATTTATATAATGGATTCGCACGCATTAGTTCATTTATTCCATATTTTAATAGTTGGTGGATTATTTCTTTATGTGGGTATAAATAGGGATAAAATATATAAACCGTTATTTAGTATTTTATTATTTTTAGGGTTTATCATTATTTTTTATCATTTATATAAAATATATGGATACCTAAATGTTGGTAAACCTATTTGGGTAAATTTAATCCATGTTTTTATTGTCGGTCCTTTATTAGTTTATATTGGATACACTGGAGATAAAACAGCAAGAAAATTTTTTGAATTATTGTTAATGTTAGGTTTTGCATCAATAGGTTACCATTTATATTACTTATTTTAACAAGATGTTTGAACCCATTTTTTTGTTACAACCTCTTTAACACTTTCTAAAGCACCTTCAGTCCACCCTTGATATCTGCTAATAACTTCACCTACTACTAACATTCCATTTACAGGATGTTGAGCTTTATAAACGAATTCTTCTCTTGTTTTAAAATTTTTTAATGGTTCATAATAATGTGTTCCGATTGGCCAATAATAATCTTTTATTGAAATAATTTTTAAACTGTCTTCTGGTATTCCAAGTGATTTTGCGATTAATTTAGAATATAAATTACGATTTTCAGAATTATTTTCTAAATTATTTTTTAAAGCTATAGCACTATTATTATCACTATAAGCGATCATATAAACTCCTTTATCAGCATCTATTGGTATTATTTTTTGAAGAGGGCCAGAAACTATTGTATAATTAGTAACATATTTTTTTAAAATTTCAGAAGATTTTTTATCAAATTTTGCATACAATCTTAAAAAAGGTTGACCATGAATTTGTTGATATAAACTATCTTTATCTGACGCTCCAGGTACAAGTTTTTTAATTCCTGATATAGTAGTAGCTACAATTACTCGATTTGAATAATAAATTTTATTTTCAGTTTTAATCTCAAATAAACAGGGATTATTCTTAGTTTTATTGATTTCAATAACATCTGATGAAAATCTAAAATGTTCTTTACCAATTACTTTATATAACTTATCAACAATTTTTTTCCAAGGAACATGTAGACCAGTCCATCCACCTTTATTATCATCCATACCATAATTATATATTGTTTCATGTATATCTGCATTTTCATAATCAGTGTAACCAGCACTAATTAAAAATTGTTTATATAAATTATTACCAAGAATTTTAATAAAAAACTCCTTGAATGTTTTATTATGCAATTCAGGATGTTTTTTATATTCTATTTTTAATTTATTAATTAATTTCATAATATCAATAGGTGTAAATGTCTTAGAATAATTCATAATTGAATTATATTCAGTATAATGTATATTTAATTGTTTCATTAATTTAATTAAAAGTGGATTAGTATCTTTTCTTCCAATTCCTGCACCTGTAACAATTTCAACTCCATAAAAATTATCATTACTAGTTCTTCCACCAATCCAATTTTTTTTATATTTTTCTAAAATTAGAAATGAAGTATGTAGTGAAAACTCTTTAATTTTAAGAGCACTATATAATCCAGACATCCCGCTACCTACAATAATTATATCATAAATCATATTACTATAAATTGATATAATTATTTTCTATTTTTTTTTGTTACATTGTTCTTATTTTTAAATATTTTAATAGTTTGTTTTTTTTTACATGAAAATTTTCCACGTACAAATCCTTTATTATTAATGATAGTTTTAGTACATATTCCAATAGATCGTGGTTCATTTTTTTCATTATCATAATCAATTTTTTTAATACATCGGCATAATTTATCAGTAAGTATTTTTTCTGCTTGCATTTTAAGTAAGCGTTTAGATTTAGGTAAAGGTTTATTATAAAATTCTAAAATATGTTTATAATCATTAATTGTAAGTTCAGACATAGTGTATATAAATAACAAATAAAATAATTATCTAAATTGATTTAGTATTTATCACCAAGAGTCATTAGTTAGAATATTCCAGATTTATAGTATATTTGATTATATTTGAATAGATTATACTGATTGTTACATACTAGATGGTAGATTTTGTATATGATTAATAGGTACATGATATTTGAGATTATTTACCATGTTTTTCAAATTTTTAATTTCAATTTCAATTTCAAGAAGTTTTTTATAAAGAGTATTGTTATCAATAATATAATTATTAATATTTTGTGATATTTGGTTTAATGTTGGTGTTTGGTCTAATGATTGTATTTGGTTAATTGGAAAAGCAGATACAAATTCTCCAAAAACTTCTTCTTTATTCATTATATATAATTATAATATTTTAAAATACATCTTTCTCAATATATATAAATAATGAAAATAATAGTATTTGATTTAGATGAAACTCTAGGTTATTTTTCAGAATATGGAATATTTTGGGATAGCTTAAGAAATTATTTAAAAGTTAAAAATAAAAATAATTTAACACAATCAGATTTTGATGCAATATTAGATTTATTTCCAGAATTTTTAAGACCTAATATAATAAATATATTAAACTACTTAAAGAACAAAAAGAAAACTAACTGCTGCCACAAAATGATGATATATACAAATAATACTGGTCCTCGTGAATGGGCACGAAATATAGTTAGTTATTTTGAGAGAAAATTAAATTTTAAATTAATAGATCAAATTATAGCTGCATTTAAAATTAACGGTAAACGAGTAGAAATATGTAGAACAACACAAAATAAAACTCATAAGGATTTTATTAGATGTACAAAAATTCCTATTGATGCAGAAATTTGTTTTATCGATGATTATTTCTATCCAGAAATGGCAAATGACAATATTTATTATATAAATATAAAGCCTTATTATTATGATCTAAAGTTTAATGAAATGTTAAATAGATTTATAAATTCAGAGATAGGAAAACAATTAATAGATGATAAAGATGAATTTGAAAAAATAATGATGGAACATATAGAATTATTTAAATATTTGGTTGTAGAAAAAGATAAAAAAGAATATGAAGTAGATAAAGTGTTAGGAAAACATATAATAACTCATTTACAAAATTTTTTTAATCGTTCATCAAAAACAAAAACTATAAAAAATAGAGGAAATAAAAAAAATAGAACATACAAAAACCATAAATCCTAATAAAACTCTTTTTCTTTTATTATATTTTCATTTGTATTTATAACATTTTTAACTTTTTCTTTTGCATAATTGAGATATTGATTTAATGCTGTGGTTGTCAATATAAATGCTCCAGCACTAAATGCTATTTTACGATCTAAGTTAGTAAAAGTAATATATGTCCTTAAAGGGTTAAATCTCCATATTAGAAATAAACAAATATATATTCTAACATAATAATCTAAAGTTTCTAAGTATACAGGTGCTGTTTTAGATAAGCCGAATGCTGATAAAATAACCAAAATATATGATAAATAAATAAAAATATCAAAGAATTTTTCTTGCCATTTATTTATTATATGTTTATTCATATTATATAAATATATAATAACTATATTAGCGTTTTTTTAGTAAATTATACATTAAAAATTATGTAATATTTTTAAACTATTATTATCATGTTGATCATAAACAACTAATGTTCTAGCACTAGGATCAGATGCATCTATATACTTTGGCATCCAAAAATAAGGTACAATATCTTCACAATTTGGATAATATTCATTAAATATATTTTTATAATACAACTTTTCTACATAAATATTTGGTTTATAAATAATAGAATCTACATGTTTTTTATTCATTTCTTCAGATATCTTTTCTTGTAAAATAGTGAATAATGAACGTCCTTGTGAGCTTACACCATCACTAAATGCTTCTTTTTTTCTAAATAAAATTTCATTTGGCAAAATTTGTCTTCCAACATAATCTTCAAAGTATAATTGAGTAAAACTTTTACGCAATAAATATTTTTCACATTGCTTAAAATTTGTATGATTACGAAAATAAGCAGGTATACTTAAAATATAATTTACAAAAGTTCTATCTAAAAATGGTGTTCGTGGTTCTAAACCATTTGATGAGATTGATTTATCAGAACGTAAAACATCAAATAAATGAATATCTTCTAATAATCGTCTAGTTTCTTTATCAAATTCAATATCATCAGGACATTTATGCATATATAAATAACCTCCAAATAATTCATCAGAACCATCACCATTAAAAATTACTTTTGCTTCTGAATTATTAGAAATATATTTACCTATTAAATAATTTCCGATGCTAGCTCTAACAGTTGTAGTATCATAGCTTTCAATAGCCTTAATAACGTCTGGTATTGAATTAAACATATCATCTTCAGTTACAATTATTTCAGTGTGATTTGAACCGATATAATCAGCTACAATTTTAGCATACTTAATATCTTCAGAATCTTCTAATCCTATACTATATGTTTCAATAATTTTACCTTGTTGTTTAAAATAATTTGCAACTAAAGCTGCTATTAAACTACTATCAAGACCACCACTTAATAAACAAGCAACAGGTCTTTCAGTTGTATTACATCTTTTAATAACAGCTACATTTAAAAAATTTGATATGTTTTTAAAGATTTCTTCCTTTATTTCATTTATACCATTTATACCATTACTCAATCTTGTATATGAAAATGATGTAATAAAATATAGTTTATTCTGAATTTTAGGTTTCCACTGAGGTTTAAGTTCACTTATATACTCGAATACAGAATATGAACCTGGACGAAATTGATTAATTTTATATTCATGCTTATTAAAATTGTAAAAATATTCTAAACATTTAAGTTCTGATGCAAATCCAAATAAATTATAAAAAATGCTATCATTTAAATTGTACAATTGATATAAAGGTCTTACTCCAAAAGGATCTCTAGCTATGTAAATACGATTAACTTTGGTTTCATTTATTCTATTATCATATAAAACAAAAGCATAGACACCATCAAGCATTGTTAATGTTTGTTCAATTCCATATTTAAGATATAAATGTATAATAACTTCACAATCAGAATCAGTTTTTGGATTAACATTCATACATTTATAAAGCTGTTTATAATTATAAATTTCACCATTACAAATTAATACAATATCATTATATACAATAGGCTGATTTGATTGATTATTGAGACCATTTATTGCTAATCTATGAAATCCTAAAACCATTTTCATATAACTATATTCTAATTTAGAATATTCAGGTCCTCTTTTTTTCCCTTTATAAAATTGTTCTTTAATTATTAATTGGTCGATTATATAAATATTATTATTATTATTATTTAGGAGTGCAAAAATTCCACACATAATGATATATAACTATATAGTTTTACCTTTAAACTTTTTTTTTGAAATAATGTAAAAATAATAATATATAAATATATCAAATGGAAAATCCTTATAAACAATCACAAGAATGTGTTGCTGATATTCATAAACAAACAAATGCAAGAATTTATAACAGAAATATACCATCACAAATATTACAACCTTATGTAGATGTCCGCCCTGTTATGACAAAATATTCATATTTTCCTATTGTTGATCCAAGAAAGCCAATAAATGTACCATTACTCCAAATGCCAACATATAATGTTCATACAACATTTAATCCTGGTAATACTCAATCTCCTTGGTCAGGTTTTGCTACAAACATTAATAAAGAATCAGAATTAAGGAATCAAATTTATGCACTTCAAAAATGTAGTCAAGCAGTTTATGTGCCAAATTCAAATAGTGATTTATATACTTATAAATTTCAAACTCCTACACAATCAAATCCTCATCAATTATTATTTAGTACTGATTCATTTGAATCATTTAATCCTAATCCAGCACCAGAAATATGTGGTTCTGGAATATTCTATAATAATACAAGATGTCAAGTAAAAGAAATTACTAAACAAAAATGTTAAACTTGGTAAAATACGTGAATTTCATAATTTTTATTTTATAAAGTAAATAAAATGAAAATTAAATTTATTTATTTTTTATTTACAATGATAAATATTAGTAATTGTTTTATAAATTTTCACATTAATAAGATGAACAGCAAATTTATAATGATGAAAAAAAATGAATTTAATTTATATACTCCAAAAACTGAAAATCAAAAAAAATATGATAATATTTTAGCACAAGATAATGATTTTATATTATCTGTTGTGGGACCAACAGGAACAGGTAAAACTTTATTAGCATGTGTAAAAGCTATCCAAAAATTAAAAGAAAATAAAATAGATAAAATAATAATAACTAGACCTGTTGTATCAATTGAAGAAGAAAATATTGGGTTTTTACCTGGTAATTTAGATAAAATGATGGATCCATGGACAAGACCCATATATGATGTTTTCTTAGATTTTTATTCAAAAGCTGAAATAAATAATATGATAATAAATAATAAAATAGAAATAGCACCATTAGGTTATATGCGAGGTCATACATTTAAAAATTCATTTATATTAGCAGATGAAATGCAGAACTCAACACCAAACCAAATGTTAATGTTATTAACTTGTATAGGTATAAATAGTAAAATAGTTATAACAGGTGATTTGAAACAAAGTGATATATTAAATGATAATGGATTAAAAGATTTAATTTTTAGATTAAAAAATAAAAATAAACCTGAAAATTTTCATTTGATTAAAATAAATGATTCAGAAATACAGCGTAGTAAAATAGTGATAGATATATTAAGATTGTATGATAAATACGATGAAATAGAAAATGAAAAAATTAATAAGAAAACACCAAATATTGATTATGTATATAATTATACAAATTACTTATTGAATGATGATGCTGCTTTAATTCCATTAAAGCATATATCAAAATATCTAAAATAAATATAATTATTAAAAATACATTATTATTATATATAATATATAATAATATGTCACAAAAATTAGTCGACCAAATAACTTTAGACTGTTTATTGAATAAGGAATTAGTGGGGAAACATGTAATGAAACAGAGAGAAAAACAAATAAATAAAGAAGACTTAAAATTTTATAGGAAACGTATTTTAAATTTATTCAAAGAAATAATAAATAATACACCTCCAGAAGGTTTATCTCCAGATGTTAAATATTCATATGATACATTTATAAAATCATCAATAGATTATTTTAAGATTATTGATAATAATGATCTACTTCAGGAAGAATATAAAGATATTAATTATGAAATACAAGAATGCTGTAATTTAAGTATAGATTTATCAACAAATTTAATGGAATCAGATAAATTAATGATGCGTTCAGTAAAAATGGATTTACCTACTTTAGATAAATATGTTAAAAGAACTACACATAAAAAAGAAGAAAATTTTATTTTACCAAAAATGAGAGAAGTTGATATAACAAATCCAGAATTAAAAAATAAAGGATTAAAAAAGAATATCAATAATATTTATGAAGACAACGAGAAAAATGAGAAATAAAAAAACCAAAAAAAAAATAAAAAAAAATTTTACACGTAATAATAGAATTAAATATGGTTCAGCTAAACCTAAAACCTTAAAAAAAATTAATTGTAGCCCAAAACCAAAAGATAAATTAAATGAATTTAGTTGTTATACAAACGAAGCCCTTATTAATTTAAGAGATCATTGGAATGCACGACATCCTGATGTAAAAATAACATCTAATTCTCCAAAAGAAATCCACAGAGAACTAAGTGAACAATTAAAAGATATTTGTAATAATGAAGCTTGTTGGTTAAAGCAAAAATTAGCTTTTGGACAACTTGAGAGTGAATTTGCTGACTCTTTTGCACCAGAATCTCCACCAGAATGGAAAAAAAATCCAAATGAATGGTTATCTAGTACTGATATTATCAAAGTAATGAAGCAGTATGAAAAAGCATATAAATGTTTTGATTTTATTGGTCCATCTCCTATTGATTTTGATACAAGAAAATTGTATGGTGAATGTGTTTGGGAAGAACTATGTAATTTTAACCTTGAAAAACTTATTAAAAAAGGAAAAACAAAGGTAGGAATTATTTTTAACACTGATCCACATAATAAACCAGGACAACATTGGATATCTATGTTTATTAATATAAAGAAAAAAACTATATTCTTTTTTGACAGTACAGGTGATAAACCAACTTCAGAAATAAAAAATTTAATAGAAAGAATAAAAGAACAAGGTTACAATATGCATCCAAAAATAAATTTTAAGGTTGATAGTAATGAAGGTATTGAACATCAATATGGTAATACTGAATGTGGTATTTATTCGCTATTTTTTATTATTCATATGTTAGAAGATACTATGACTGAGCATTATTTAAAAACCCACATATTAAAAGATGAATATATGCAAGAATTTAGACATGTATATTTTAATGAATCGCTCTAATATAATATAAAAGATAGACTTATTTAATAATTTAAAATTTTTTATTTTAAATTCGTTGTAAAAATATATAAAAATACAGTTATAATATTATATATTTAAATGTCAATACAAAACTTTATCCAAAATGAAAATATTCAAATGTTATGGGATGTTATTAGTGATGAAAATATATTTAGATTTCTTACACCTGATATTCAAAGTAAAATTTATCAACTATTTATAAATAATATTAAAGGGTTTTACGAAGTAGAAAATTCAAAAACAAATTTACTTGTAGATTTAAATAAAAAATATATCTTGCTTATTCTTAATCATATAAAAAAAACATATCCATATCAACCAAATAAAATTAAAATACATAATGAGCAACCTACAAAAGAATTAATTACTTATGAAGAAATACATAATGATAGAAAATCACAATTTGATAAAGATTTTACAAGAAAACAGGAAGAATTTGAAGACTCAATGTCTATTAAGGCACCTCCTGTTCCAGAATTTGCCGATAAATATACAGATCGACCTATTAAAGAAATGGATAAGATTCTTAAAGAAATGCAGGCACAAAGAAATTACGAAGTAGAACAAATAAATAGAAATCCACCTAAGGATATTAATAAAATAGACAATTGGCTAAAACCTCAAGAAACTTCACTTAAATCTGAAAAAAATTATAATATAGATAATCATGAAGAAAAAGTAGATTTCAATAACCATAGTAGTCGTTTTAAATTTTTAAATTTAGAAGAACAAATATCACCAACTAATAGTAAAAAAAATGTATCATTTAGTAATAAAGATGAAATAAATACATTCGATATTGAAGATGAGGATGACAATACTATATTTTCAAAACTTAAAAAAAAAAATGTAGAAAATAAAAAAGAAAACATAAATTTACAAATTTATGAACCAAATTATAATGAAATAAATTATAATGAAGATAGAATAGCTAAATTAGAGAGAAATATTAATAAATTAAATGATAAAATGGATGAGATTATTACTATATTAAATATTAAAAAACTAATTTAAATTAAATTAAATTAGTGCCTTTTATTTGTCTTTGTTTTATGATATATCTTACGTTTATTTGTTTGTTTTTTGTAGCGATTATTTCTTTTACGTTTAGTTTTTCTTTTTCCTCCCATTTCATCAAAATAAGAAGCTAATTTATTATTCATTTCTTCTTCTTGTTTTTTAGTCATTGTTTTTGCAATATTCATTCCTTTCTCTTTTTCTTTTTCATATTTTTTTCTCTTTTCTATTTTAGCAAACTCAGCATATAATTCTGCTTCATCAGCTGTTTTTTGTGCTTGCTGTCTTAGTTCTTCATCACGTCTAATTTTAGAGAATGTTTTATATTTATTTACTTCATTTTCTAGTTGTTGTGCTTGATAATTAGATACAGGTGTTCCTTTTATTTTACTCCATTTATTAGATAAAATATTTTGTTCAGGTAATTTAGAAAGTTCACTTTTATAATAGTTTAAATTCATTATATATTATTATATAATGAATAGAAATTTATTTTGTAACTAATGCTTTAAATATATTCTCTCCACGATCATTTTTCTCAAGAGTTCCAATTTGAACAGGGTTAATAGTTGGATCAATTAAAGCAGCTTCATAAGATTTTTTATCATAAATGTTTAAAATATCTGGACTAATTCTGCGATATATATATTCCTTACCATTTATAGTAATAGCTTTTCCTGTCCATTTTTCTAAACGTTGGTTAGCTTTAACTGTTATATCACTTTGTTGATCAGCATAATCTGGAACATATGAAAATTTATTAATATTTGGATCGCCAAAATTAACGCATTTACCATTTGAATAAATATAACAATCAAATGCAGATTCCTTAATAGCTTCTGTCAATTGATTACTTAAATTAGCCTTAATTTCAGAAAGTTCAAAAAGATATTGGTCACTTGTTAATGGAACCTTTGGAGCTGCTCTGCTTAAATCTTTCCTTTTTAATTCAATAGCTTCATCTGATTTTAATTGAGATTCTGAAAAAATCATTAAATATACAAAAACTTCTACAGTTTGTAATGCTGGTGGTAAATCTTTATGACTGCATATACGTCTTGCACGTCCAATAACTTGTTCGGAACGCACAGGATGCCAGTAAGGATCCATTAAATGAACATATCGTGTATTACGTAAATTAATACCTTCTGAACCAGATGATGTAATCATGAATACTTTAATAACTTCTCCCATGTTATTATTTCTGTATTTTGATTTTAATATTGATCCAATACTATCTGGAATATCATCCCATTCTCCATTATAAATTTTTCTAACAATTTCTTTTTCTTCAACAGTTTCAGTTCCAGTATATAAAGCATATGTTGGTTTACCTTGATCTTCTTCTGGAATATCAATTTCCCATACTCCAAGAGTATTTTTTTTAATTTTAAATTTAGTAAAACCATTTTTGTCTAAAACAATAGTTAAAAGTCCAATACCTTCAGCAGTTCTAAATTGACTATATACTAAATGAAGTCCAATATATTCAGGATCTTGTATATTTTCAAGAATATTTAAAAATTTAGGGCTGTATGTTTGAAGAGCTTCTGGTGTAAAAAAATCATTTGAATGATCTTCCATTTCTTTTATTTTATTTTTTAAACGTTCCATATAAGTAAGGCCTCCTATATCTTGTAGAACTTCATCACCTTCAATTTCACCTTCATTATCATCGCCAATATCTTGTCTAGATTCTATTTTTTTACCTTGTTTTAATGCTGCAGTAATATCAGTTTCTTCTTCTTCTTCTCTACCTTCTTTTGCTTCTTTTTCTTCTTCTTTTGATTTCTTTGATCTAAGAGGAATTGGTCTATCAGGAATAATAAAATTACAAAATAAACGAGAGAAAATACGATATGTTGATGCTTTATCTTCGTAATCATCACCCATACTCTGTTTAGATTTTTTTTTCTCTAATTTTCTTTCCTCTACACGTGCAGCTTCATAAATTTTAAATTGAATATCACTCATTGGAATTCTAATTATATGGTAATCAAGACCAAGTTGTTTATTAAATCTAGGTAATAAACTTTCCTGAGCACTTCTAAAATAAGACGATAATCCTAAAATTCTACGTTTAAGTGCATCTGAGTTTTTTAATTTTCTTTCATTTTCATCAACATATCTTGCTATAAATTCATCAAATTTATCAGGTAAAGCTTTTCTATATTTAATTTCAATACCCTCTGCTACTATGTCAATATCATTTCTTCTGAGAATACTTATTATTTTTCTCTCAAAATCATCATCAGAAGAAAATTCTGTATCAATTTCTAATTGTCCACTTTCAGTTTTTTTTGTATTTGAAACTCCTTGATATCCAGATTCCTTTTTGATTTTATTTTTAAAACCAAAAGGATTTCTAGTAATAGTAAGAATTTTACTTGATGGCGAATAATCCAAGTAATCTAATGATTTCTCTCCCATTAAAATTTCTTGAAGTGATTCTCTATCTATTTTTTTTGTTGTTTGAACAACTAATGGTATTTTCCATGTTTTAATATAGCCACGTAATATATTAAAAAGTATTCCAAATTCATTAGGATAATTAATAACAGGTGTACCTGAAAGTAAAATAATTCTAGCATTTTTTGCACTTAAAAGCATTTCATACAATTTAGTTGCTAAATTATATGGTAAATGTTCTTTCTCTCCGCGTTTAGACTCAGGAATGGCTTTTTCCTTCTTTAATTTGTTAACTATTCTACTTATAAAATTATGTGCTTCATCTATAATTATTACAGAATTATCAAATATATTTTTAGTATAACCACTAGTCATTTCTTCTAATTTTTTATCACGTAAACCATTATAATTAATAAATGTATATTTTTGTCTAATCATTTCATTTAATTGTTCTTCAAGAATTTGTTTATTTATATCACTTAATTCATCATAATTAGATTTCTTTTTAATATTAACAAAAAATGCTCCGCCTTGTCTACGAATATATTCTTGTGGTAAATTTAAAACAGCTGATATTGTTTTTAAAGATTCAGGATATTCGTCAACTGAAATCCATTCCCAAAATTGATTTTTTTTATACAATAGATCACCGCATTTTTTTAATTCTCCAATATAATTTGCACGTAAAGAAGCAGGTGTCATTATAATAATATTTTTAGAATCCTTCATACCTTCTGCAATAGCAATACTTGTGCAAGTTTTTCCTGAACCTAAACCATGATATAAAAGTAAACCACGATATGGTGTATAAAGATTCATATAATCTCTAACAATTTTTTGATGTGTTAATAGAGAGAAACCTGAAGAAGTTTTACCAATTGTATCACAAGAAATACTCTCTTTATTCTCATCTAACTCACGTTTATATGGTTCAAAAAGAGAATTAATAAAATTAACAAAAATCTCTCTATTATTCATGATATAACTACCAACCTTAATATTTATTGGTGGTAATTTCTTAGGTAAACGTTTTGTTATGTCAGTATCACCCATTTCAATAACTACTTCGGGTCCTAAAACAGCTATTCCTTTTTCAGGTTTCTCAGTTTTTCTTTTCTTTTCTTTTGGAAGTTTAATAGGAATTACTTCTTTTTGTTCAGTTTTTTTCTTCAAAATAAATTCTTCTGGTAGTTCTTCTGGAAATTCTTCAACCTTTGATCTAAATTCAACTCTCTTTTTTGGTTTCATTATAAATTCTTCCTCTTCAATTGCTGGTACTTCTTCAATTAATGGTCCTTCCTCCACTTCTTCTTCAATTATTAAAGGTGGTTTTTTTTCTAATTTTTTAGCTTTTTTGGTTATAGGAACAGGTAAGTGTTCAACTTTCCTTTCTTGAATTTCAACAATTGGTTTAATGGTAACCTTACTTTTTTTACTTTCTGCTAATTTTTTTAATAAAGCTTCTCTATCATAACCTTGCTCAGTTTTATCTATAATTATAGGTCGTTTAGTCGGTTCGTCTTTTTCAACATCCTTTTCCTCAATATCAATTGATGCAGGTAATATTCCTTCTATATTTTGAATTTCTGAAATTTGCTCACTCAAATCTACAATACCTTGCTCTATTTCTTCACCAACTGTTTTCTTTTTTGCTGTTGGAGCTCTAGGTTTTCTTGGTTTTTTTTCTCCTTTTATAACAACAGCGACTCGTTCCCTTTCTTGGACATCTGGTTTAACCATTAATTGTTGTTTTAGTTGTTCTAAATGATTCATCGCTTATATAATTTAAATATATAAATTTTTATAATTTTACATATGAAATATATTATTTTACGAGTATAATATATGGATCTAATTTATGGGAATAAATTTGTAAAAAATGATGAATATTTAAAGGTTTCAGAAACTCAAGTAGAACCAGAAATAAAATTAAATTTTGATAAAAATAGATTTTATACATTAATAATGTATGATCCTAATGCTGTAGAGGGGACATATATTCATTAGACAAAAATTAATATTACTAATAATGATATTGAAACAGGTAACAATTTAATTCCTTATAAGGGTCCTTCATCACCTCCACATTCAGGAACACATCGCTATATTTTTGAGTTATATAAACAAAATGAAAAGAAAAATGAAGTAATTTTAGAGCAAATAGTTAATTCAATAGATGAAATAAAAAAAAACTAAGTTTGAATACACTTATAAGTAAATTTCAATTTAAGAGTCAAAATAAAGAAGGCGGTAATAAAAAGAAAACCATTAAAAAAAGAAAATCAATTAAAAAAAGAAAAACTTCTATCTCGTCTTAACATTACTAAAAATATCTCTCACTTGAATTTGCCAAGACGGAGAATTACTATTAATTAAACTTGAATTAGGCATATATTTATTCAAAATAATAGTATAAGGAATAAATGCTACAGGTCCTATACGAAGTTCAGGAGCCATGTACCATAAAGAATCAATATATTCTTCTAATTCTCTCCTAAATTCAATATTTTCTTTAGGTATAACTGCACAAATTTGTGAATGAACTTCACTAATGTCTCTTAGGGTAGTCATAAAAATATAATACTATTATCACTATATTTTTATATTGATTATAAATATTTATTTACCAAATATCTGTAATTTTTATTTCATCAAACTTTAATTTAATATCATTAATTACATTATTTACGTCAGGATATTTTAGTAAAAAGTCAACGAATTTTTTATAATCATAAGAATATATTTCTGTAAATTTTTGTTCTTTATAGTCATAAGTTAAGTTTATATTTTCAGAATTAAAAGTATTCGATAAAGTTACAAACATAAAAATTAATGTTTCATTACAAAAACGATAGTGAATAAATATGTCTTCTACATCACTTATACTCTTAATATTAGGTTTTACTTTATTAATGAGTCTTTTTTTGATAATATTTATATGTCTATCTTTAAGGGTTAACTCCATATTACAAGACATATATAAAATTACTTTTAATTTATTTTATAAATCTAAATAGTAGTTGAAAAATTCTCAATAGACTTAATGGCTTCATTACATGCTACTTGTTCCGCTTTTCTTTTAATTTTATGTTGACCTTCACCCATAAATATGAGGATTTTATTATTTTCTGTAACATAATCATGAATATCCTTATAACTCTTAAAGAATGAAATATCTACAGCATGAGAATGCGTTAAATGATAAATATGTTGACCTAAACATAAGTAGACACCCATTCTGTAGCCGAGTTCAACATCATGTTCAATTTCCAAATAATGTGGTGTAACTTTAAACTCTTTTTGTATCTTAACTTGCAAAATATTTTTGTAATTATCATCATTTTGTATTAAAGCAACCCAGTCAATATGCGTTTCAAAAATTCGGTTGATAAATTTCTTAGCCATTTTGAAGCCAGGACTTTCATCGTCATAGTTGTCTTCCGATTGTGGATTATGTGTCTCAAAATTAAGGAATAATGCGCCAATAAATGACTCGAATAAGCAGCCAAGTTTCTTAAGATTTGTTCTAATTTTCTTTTCTTCAGCATGTTTAGATATAATAAGCCATTTATGTAGTCCCATTTCTAATGCTATTTTTCCGATTGCTTCATTCTTTACAATGGCAATTTTCTTCTCTGTCATAAATCCTTCATTTTCTTTAGGAAATCTTTTATAAAGATAAAGTTTAGTAACACACTCCAAAATACCATCACCAAGAAATTCAAGACGTTCATTAGATTTAGAACTAAGTGGAAGACAATCAGGAGGTCGTTTAACAATTGTAATATTTTGTTCAGTATTTTCATATTGCGGTCTCTTCGTATAAGATCGATGAATAAATGCTCGTTGATAAAGTTCTAATTTACGGACAACAGGTGGTAAACCATATTTAGAAAGAATAGATTGTACTTCGCACAATGTAATCTTTATATTTAGGGGATTATATGGATTAAATACTAATCCATCCTCAGTTTTAATCAAATCATCGTCATGAGCTTGTTTAATTTCTGTCATTTAATATATTATCTTTAGATGACTTTATATTATTTTCAAATATTTAGATTAAATTTAGTATTTAAAAAAAATAAAATATTAGCGTAAATTATAAAGATGGTCTATATGTCTGGTTCTAAAGCAGCTCGTAATGCAGCATCTATTGTCAATCGCCAAAACGTGTGTGGGGGTCCGAAAAAAGCAGGAATAGCACCACGCGTTGGATGGTATTTAACTAACAATACTATGTTAATTGGAGCTCCTCAAAGTGTTCCAAGATTCTGTATTCCAAACAGAACTACCCAAACCCAAAAATACGGATACCGTGCAACAATTGGTGGAAACATGGGTTAAAATATATTTTCACTATATTTTTATTTTATAAAAATATATAATTTATTATAAAATGATTTAATAACAAATTATTAAATTATTAAATAACTAATGATCATTAAGGTTGATATTAGAGAAAGTGCACTTTTAAATCTAATTAATAACCAGGTTTCTATTATTCCAGCCTTCAAAACAATTAAAATAATCTCAGAAACATTACCAATTGGTGATATTATTATTAATGATGAATCCGAAGATAAAATAATAATTGAGAGAAAATCTGTAAATGATTTATTATCTAGTATTAAAGATGGACGTTATGAAGAGCAATCTTATAGATTAAATGGTCTAGTACATCATAATCATAATATAGTTTATTTAATTGAAGGTGATATAAATCGTGTTAATAGATTTAAAGCAGATAATCATATTGAAAAATTAACATTATATTCAGCTATGTTTTCATTAAATTATTATAAAGGATTTTCTGTATTTAGAAGTTTCTCTCTAGATGAAACTGCAAATATTATTTGTAATATGGCTTATAAGATGGGAAAAGATTTAACTAAACAATCTTATTATCAAAATAAGATTCAAACTAATATTAATGACATTGTAGATGGAGTTGAAAATGATAATAATAATGATAATGATTCTGAAGAAATTAATGGTTCCAATAAAGATTATGTGAATGTGGTCAAAAAAGTTAAAAAAGATAACATTACTCCAGATAATATTGGTGAAATAATGCTTTGTCAAATTCCTGGAATAAGTTCAGTCACAGCATTAGCTGTCATGGAAAAATATAAAAGTATTCCAAATCTTATTAAGGAACTTGAAAATAATAGTGATTCAATGAAAGATTTATCATATACAAATACAAAAGGACATGTAAGAAAAATAAGCAAAACTTGCATTGCAAATATTGTAAAGTTTCTATTGAAAAAATAAAAATATAATATATGAAAGAGTTTTACAACCTATTTTTATTTATTGCTATTTGTTTTGTTATATTTTTTATATTTAGCAGTTTCAATTATAATCCTTTAAAGGAGGGAATGACTGATGCTTCAGGTAATTCTGTAGTTGTTAATGCTCCAGAAAATGGTATAGCTGGAAATGCTGCATCATATGCTGCTTCTTTGAAAGCATTAAATATTAAATCTCAAGATACTTTTTTAATTAGTAAATATCGTGCAGATTACGAATCAGCAATATTAAATTTGGATGATCAAATAAATAATTTAATGCTAAAAACTGTTTTAACTGTAGATCAGAAAAATCCATTGAATTCTATATATGCTATTTCATATATGCAACAAGCAAAAGCAGGTCTAAATTCAGTAATGAAATTTGTTGATAGCCAATAAAAATTTAATCATATTATAATATATTAGATTATAATATGAGTATAGATTGGAAAAAAATATTATATAATAGTGGCGATTTTTTTTACCAAAACCAATAATAAAAGTTTTAAATTTATACATATATAAAAGCAAAAATAATTCCTTTTATATTAATGGTTGGTCTTTAATGCATTTATTGTCAGGTATTATATTAGGTGCAATTTATTTTTATTTAAATAATAATCTAACATTTTATTATTATAATTTATTTATTATTTATACAATTTGGGAATTATGGCAAATATTAATTGGTATGTCTAAACCTTGGAAATTAACTGGTCATAGTAATTTAATAGACATTTTTGTTGATACTTGTATTTTTATGTTTGGAACATATATATGTTTACAATATTATGGTATATAAATTTGAACTTCATTATCCTTGTAATAACCTTTTTCAACTAATTTTTCTGTATATTCAGCTCCACCCCAATTAGGATCCATTGGATCAGGACTTATAGGCGCTTGTTCTTGTTTAACATTCATCATGTCTAATGGTGTTGTTGTTCCAACATAATAAGATGTTTGATCATATGCTGGATATCCTTTCCAATTATAAGGTGGATCATTATGAGTTGCATCAACTAAAAGTGTTGGATTTGGATATGCTAAAGTATCAGGAGTTCCAAGTGAACTTTCCATTATCATTTGACCAGATGAACTAGCAATAGATGGAGGTAGACCAGCTTGAGGTTCAGATACACTAGGTCTTACCTTATAAACTTTATTACCTTGTGCATCATATGTAGCTTGTAAATAAAGGACAGGACATCTTATACCTTGACTTCTTTGCCAATCTAAAAATTCTGTATAATCTTCTAAATTATCGAATTCTATAGGATTAACACCTGGGACTTGTGCTAATTTTGAATTATATAAATAAAACTTAGATCCCTTTTGAATTAATAGATTAGGACATCTAGGTTGAAAATTAGGATTTGTGTAACCTTCTGCATATTTAGGGTCAGCACATCTTGCGTAAAAATATAAACCTATCAAAAATACTAATAATATTAATAGCGTATTAAGTGTCATTATATATTTATTATGATATTATTTTCTACATATTTTATATAATGGTTTTTATAGAAATTAACAAAAAAAATTTTAATAAAGATAAAATTGATAAGTTAAATAAATATTTAACTAATAAAGATGATAAAGTTTTCATATTATTTTATATGGAAGGTTGTGGTCCATGTAATGCTACACGCCCAGAATGGTCTAAATTAAAAAATGTTCTCTCTAATAATTTTTTAAATAATGAAAAAATTGCAATCGTTTCAATTGATAAAGATCTTGTTGGTAAATTAAAAAATATAAAATCTGAACCAAATAGTTTTCCTACAATGAGATTTATAACTGATGCTGGAGCGAAGGTTGAAAACTATGAGGATTCAAATATTTCAAATAAAGATAGAACAATTGACTCGTTTGTTGAATGGATTAAAAATAAAACTGGTGAAACTTATATTACAAAATCTGATGATAAAAAAAATACACGTAAAAATCATAAAATTTGTGGTTCAAATAAATCCAGAAAAAGATATGGAGGTAAATGGTCTGCAAAATATAAACGTAGTATTAATTGTAATAGACCGAAAGGATTCTCTCAAAAACAATATTGCAAATATGGTCGCAAAAAATAAATCTATTATATATATATATGATTCAGTATATTATAGAATTAATATTTGGAATTATTGCTGGAATTTTTCTAGGAATAACAGGAATGCCAGCAACAGGATTTATATTATTAGGTCTTGATTATTTAAAGATTAATAATTATAAATCTATTTTAGGATCTGTCTTATTTTTAAATTTATTTCCTATTTCAATAGGATCTGTATTGGAATTTTATAAGACTGGAAATATTGATTTTACAATGGGTTGGATCCTATTATTTTCTATTATCACTGGAAGTTATTTAAGTTCAAAATTTGTTGTTGGATCAAAAAAAAAATTAAGTAATAAAAATATTAAATATATAACAGCATATTTTACTTTTGTTATGGCAATTTTATTCTTAATCTCGGCTTATTATGAAAAAGATTAACAATTTTTAAAATTTTCTTTAGAATAACCAATAACAGCACAAGCTATTCTTTTTCCAGCATTACCAGTTTTAAGACTTTCAGTATCACCACCTTGCCCACAATCATCAGGATCCGCATGAATTATTAACCCTCTGCCAATAATATTACACTTAGTACCTCTAAGTTTAATGACATTATCATAAAATGAATATTTAGCATCACCTTTACTATTAGTATGAATATTACCTAAATCACCAACATGTCTTTCAGTCATACCAGGACATCCATGTGTCTTTCCATAAGGGTTAAAATGAGCACACATACTGCTACATTTATCGGTCAAATCACCTGCTTCATGAACATGAAAACCATGTAATGAATTAGGTTTAAGGCCAAATAAATTTAAATCTATTATAACAATATTATTTTTTAAATCTTCTGTAAATTTAACAGTACCTTTTATATCATCATTAAATACAGCAATAGCATATATTGGTTTATTATTCATTATATTATATTAATAATATATAATTATAATAAATAATACGATCATAGATAAGAAATAAAATATTTTTTTTTCGTATATAATTTAAATAATAATTCTAAATAAATAATATTTAAAAAAATTGATTAATTTTAAATGAAATAAACATAAGTTAATATTAACTAATAAAAATGGAACATATCTTCCGAGTATTTGATTATAATGTTTACAATGCATATGATGCATCAAGAGATACTGAAGAAGAAAATACATTTAGGGATACAAATGCATTTATGATTCAAATGTTTGGTGTAGACGAACACGGTAAAACTTATTCTGTAACTGTAGAAGGTTTTAAACCATTCTTTTATGTAATGGTAAATGATAAATGGAGTATTTCAATGAAAGAACAATTTATCATACATTTAAAAGAAAAAATGGGAAAGTTTTATTTTGACTCAATTACAGAGTCAAAAATAATTAAAAGAAAGAAACTTTATGGTTTTGACAATAAAAAAGAACATAAATTTATATTTATTGAATTTGCAAATCTTGGAGCATTTAATAAGGCTAAAAACTTTTGGTATTCGGATTATCAAAGTGGTCATCAATTGTTAAAAAATGGTTATAATTATTTAGATACAAATATAATGTTGTATGAAGCAAATATTCCTCCATTATTACGTTTCTTTCATATTAAAGATATTAGTCCTTCTGGTTGGATCGCAATTCCAAAAAAAAAAATTATAGAAAAGAAAAATGATTTAAAAACAGTAAATTGTGATTATGAATTTATAACAAATATTAAAAATATTATTGCACTTAACGATAAAGAGACACGTGTTCCTTATAAAATTATGAGTTTTGATATAGAAGCTAGTAGTAGTCATGGAGATTTTCCTGTACCAATAAAAACCTATAAGAAACTATCAACTAATATTGTTGAATATTTTGAAAATATTGGAGTTGAACAATTTAATAAAGATAGCATTAAGGAGGTACTTACAAATATTATTCTTACTGCATTTGGTTATGGTAATATGAGTGAAATTGATTTGGTTTATCCAAAGAAACATCCAGGATCAAAGGAGTCTATAATTGCATTATGTAATAAATGGATGGAATGTAAAGTAAGAAGTATTCAAAAATCTAATGAATTTAATGAAGCAAATACTATTGAATTAATTTTTGATAAAATGGCAAAGGAGTTTGATGTTAAATATGATGATGATAATAATAGTGATAATGAAGATGGAGATGGTGAATCAACTGTTAACAACTATAAATCTTTTAATAAATTTGTAAAAAAGTATTCAGATAAAAAAGCAACTATTGTTGATGTTTTACTAGATAAAAAATATGAGCGTGAAGGGAAATTAAATGAGCTAAATATTTCACTTATTTCAGTTTTTCCAAAACTAGAAGGTGATAAAGTAACATTTATTGGTTCAACATTTATGAATTATGGTAATAAAGATCCATATTTTAATCATTGTATTGTTTTAAATACATGTTCTGATATTCCAATGGAAAATTCATTTATTGAGACATATAATACAGAAAGAGAAGTTCTTTTGGCATGGCAACAATTAGTTCAACGAGAAAACCCAGATATTATTATAGGATATAATATATTTGGTTTTGATTATGAGTTTATGTTTAGACGTTCTGAAGAAAATAATTGTGTTGAAGAATTCTTAAAGTTAGGAAGAAATCGAGATGAAATTTGTGGTTCTAAAGATAAAGATACAGGTAAATGGAAAATTGAAGAGAGTAGTATTCAAATAGCAAGTGGACAACATGATTTAAGATTTATAAAAATGAATGGAAGACTTCAAGTAGATTTATACAATTTTTATAGAAGAACTGAAAATTTAACAAGTTATAAATTAGATTATGTTGCTGGTAATTTTATTGGTGATTACGTAAAAAAAATAGAGCATGATGAAAATTCATCAATAATCTCAACAAGTAATTTGACTGGATTATTAATAGGTAGTTATATTCATATAGAAGAAATTGGTCATTCAGTTGATTATTATGAAGATGGATCAAAATATATTGTATCTGAAATAGATAAAGTTAATAGTAAATTTAAAATTAATAGTTTTATAAATCCAGATTTTAACAAAAAGATTAGATGGTGTTTAGCTAAGGATGATGTTACCCCAAAAGATATATTTAGAATGACAAATGGAACAGCAGATGATAGATCTGTAATTGCAAAATACTGTATTCAAGATTGTAATTTAGTTCATTATTTATTTAATAAATCTGATATCTTAACAGGATTTATTGAAATGGCAAAAATTTGCAGTGTTCCAATAAATTTCTTAGTTATGCGTGGTCAAGGAATAAAGCTTCAAAGTTTAATAGCAAATGAATGTCGTAAAATTAGAACATTAATTCCTGTTATTGAAAAAGGTGATGCGGATGAAGGTTATGAAGGTGCTATAGTTTTGCCACCAAAATGTGATTTATATCTTGATAATCCAGTTGCATGTAATGATTACGCTTCATTATATCCTAGTTCAATGATTAGTGAAAATTTATCACATGATAGTAAGGTATGGACCAGGGAGTTTGATTTAGCAGGAAATCTTATTGAAGAATATGGCGAAAAGGATGAAAATGGAAATTATATTTATGATAATTTACCAAATTATGAATATGTTGATGTATCTTATGATACATATAGATATTATAGAAAAAATTCAAAGGCTGCAGCTGAAAAAATTAAATGTGGATATAAAGTTTGTAGATTTGCTCAATTTGAAGACGGTGAATCAGCTATTATGCCAGCTATTCTTAAGAAGCTTTTAAAGGCAAGAAAAGATACCAGAAAAATGATTCCAAACCAATCAGATGAATTTATGAAGCAAGTATTAGAACAAAGACAATTAGGTTACAAAGTTACAGCTAATTCACTATATGGTGGTTGTGGTGCAAAAACTAGTTCATTTTATGAAAAAGATATTGCTGCTTGTACTACTGCTATGGGACGCAAATTCTTAACATATGGAAAGCGTATTATTGAAGAGTGTTATGGTAACAAAATTTGTGATACAAAAAATTATGGTCAAGTAAGAACTAAAGCTGAATATATTTATGGTGATACTGATTCAGTATTTTATACATTTAATCTTGAAGACTTAAATGGTAATCCTATTAGAGGTAAACAAGCATTAGAAATAACAATTGAATTAGCACAGCAGGCTGGTGATGTAGCAGCTAGCTTTTTGAAAGCACCACATGATTTCGAGTATGAAAAAACATTTATGCCATTTTGTTTGTTATCTAAGAAACGATATGTTGGTATGCTTTATGAAACAGATCCGAATAAATGTAAGCGTAAAGAAATGGGTATTGTATTAAAACGAAGAGATAATGCACCAATTGTTAAAGATGTTTATGGAGGTATTATTGATATTCTTATGAAAAAGCAAAGTATTCCAGATGCAGTTGAATTCTTAAAATCTTGTTTACAAAATGTTGTTGACGAAATGTATCCTATTGAAAAATTAATTATAACTAAATCCTTACGTTCAGGTTATAAAAATCCTAAATCAATAGCTCATAAAGTTTTAGCTGATAGAATTACTGCAAGAGATCCTGGAAATAAACCTGGACCTGGTGATAGAATTCCTTTTGCATATATTGCTATTCCTGGTAAAAAAGTTTTACAAGGTGATAAAATTGAAACTCCATCGTTTATTTTAGAAAATAAATTAAAAATTGATTATTCATTCTATATTACCAATCAAATTATGAAACCTGTCCAACAGTTATTTGCATTAGTTCTTGAAAAAATATGGTCAATTCAAAATAAAAGACCTAAGTTACTTAAATATAAAAAAGATGTTGAAGCATTAAAACAAAAATATATAAATGATGAAGATAAATTTGAAGAAAAATTAGAAGAATTTAGATGCAAAGAAATAAAATCATTATTATTTGATGAATATTTAAGAGAAACAAATAATGAAAAAGCTGGTAACCAAAGTCTAACAAAATTCTTTACAAAGAAATAACATAATGACATGACAAAACATAAAAAACTGCATAAATATAAAAAACTATTGCAGAAACTAATAAGTTTTTAAAATTTATATAAAATAAAAAATATTTTTTTAAATTTTTTATTTTACTTTTTTGTATTTTTATACACATCCAGAAAACTTTAGGTTTTGATTTGTAAAAGAACCAATCATTTGTTTAAGCATATTTCTAATTTCACTAATCCCCTCTTCTAATCCATCAACACGTTGTGAAAGATTTGCAATTTCATCTTCTTCATCATGATCATCATCATCTTCATAATCTTCATCTTCATAATCTTCATCTTCATAATCTTCATCTTCATCTTCATCTTCATTATAAGAATAATCTTTATCAGTGTCATCATCACAAACAGTTTCTTCATTGTCATCATAATCTGATAGTAAATTTAATGCAGATGATGCTTTTCTTTCTACTTGAATAGGAGCATTCAAATCATGATAATTACTATATAAAACATTGAAATCAGCGAAACCCTCTTCATCAAGCTTGTACATAATAGCATCAGGAGTTCTCTTATGCTTTAAAGCAATTTGATCAATATTCCATTCCAACAATTCAAATTCTCTCTGAAGTGAAAGAATTTCATTAACAGACCATTTAAAACCAGCTCTTGAATACATGTTCATTTTTATAATACTATAGTAGTTGTTATATCTTTATATTATTTAAATATATATATTAAAGTGTGCTGGATGTATCCTGTGTATTATCTTTAAATATCCATATAAATGAATATATCCAAGCGCCAATAAGTATCCACATATTATTAATAATATTTGCCGCATTATATACAATCCATCTTAATCCTTGACAATGAGGTGTCGATATCATAAATGGAGACATAATAAATCCAATTATTGTATTAGGAACGCAAAATTTAATATACAAATGTGCAGAAAAATAATGTAAACTGATCCATAAAAAATAAATACCTGATGTTTTAAATAATAATATACAAATTTTTACAACAAATGATGTAACTTTATCAAAGAAGTAATGTATTTTTTCAAAAATTTCACCTTTTGATATTCTCTCTAATTCTATATCATTAAACACATTTTTTTCTTCAAATTCTTTTATATTTAATTCATTACATAGATTTTTATTTTCTTTATTTGATTTACGTGACTTTAATGTCATTATTAAAATTATATAAATGTAACTCTTTATATTATCTTTATATAATTTATCACAAATTATCGAAATCTATTTAAACTATTTATTAAATAACTAGCTGATGCTAAAATATCAGAATTTATAACATTTCCAGAAGCATCAATTATTCTTTCTTGATCTAAATTATTTAATATTTCATCAAAACCATTTAATACTCTATCTATACTATTATTTCTCTCTAATAGGTTATTAGAACTATCAATAGATGTGGTATTTATTGGTGTTGCTGTTAAATTTTAATAAGTTGAACATATTGGATTATTAACAGTAGTAGATGTTGTACTACTTATTGGTGTTGCTATTGAATTCTGATAAGTTGAACCTATTAAATTATTAAAACTATTTCTTGCATTTTGATTATAATCGCGAATATCATATCTACAAACAGGACAACGACAATTACTTCTAAACCAGTTCATCAGATGATCAGTATGAAATATATGACCACAATTTCTAATTATACTTACAGTATCATTATCATTAAAATTATCCATTGATATAGGACATTGTGTATTTATAGGTCTAGATATATCAGAATATCTTACACGCCTTGTTGCTGATTCAATTTGTGATTGTGTTGGATATATTTCAACTGGTTGTAAAAAATTTTGTAATAGTTGAGATAATATATTATTTTGATTATTATTATTATTATTATTATCATAAGTAGGTCTTAATAAAGATGTATATAATGGTTCTCTATCAAGTTGTGTTTGTGACCTAAATACATAAACTCTATCATAATCATATCTTTCATCTAATCCTCTTCTTGCATGTCTATTACGTCTATTATTATTATTATTATTATTATTATTATTATTATTATTATTATTATTATTATTATTATTATTATATTGATTATCATTACTTTGATTTGCATTTAATAATTGAACCATTAAATTTCTAATTTGTTGATTAGAAGATATTAAAGAATTTAGCGTTTCAGTAAGCGAATTTATATTTCTAAGATTATCATTATACATAGTGTTCAAAATATTAATTAACATCAATTGTTCATTACTTAATCTATTAGATTGTAAATTTGTCGAACTCATTATATATATTATATGAAATCTGTTTAAATATAAAATAATAATAATAATATTAATTTAATGGATTTAACAAAATATAAAAATAAAGGTTTAAGTGGTTTAGCAAATCTTGGTAATACTTGTTTTATAAACTCATGTGTTCAAATTTTATCACATACTTATGAATTAAATAATTTTCTAGAAGATGAAACCTATAAAAAGAAATTGAAAAATAAATATGAATCAACATTACTATTAGAATGGGATAATCTTAGAAAAATTTTGTGGAATGAAAACTGTATTATTTCTCCAGGTAAATTTATAAAAATAATTCAAAAGGTATCCCACTTTAAAAATATAGAATTATTTACAGGATATTCACAAAATGATGTATCAGAATTTTTATTATTTTTAATAGATTGTTTCCATATATCACTTTCAAGAGAAGTAAAATTTACTATTTCAGGTAATCCAGAAAATGAAACAGATAAAATAGCAATTAAATGTTTTGAAATGGTAAAGGAAACATATTCAAAGGATTATTCTGAGATTTGGAATTTATTTTATGCTGTTCATGTTTCTGAAGTTTCGAGAATGGATAATGATAAAATTTTGAGCATCAAACCAGAACCATTTTTTATGATTGATTTGCCAATTCCTCCGAATAATAAATCTCCTTCATTAATTGATTGTCTAAATAATTATGTTAAAGGAGAGATTATTGAAAATTTTAAAGATGAAGAAACAAATGAATTAATAACTATTCGAAAAAGAATATTATTTTGGTCTTTTCCAAATATTCTTGCAATTGATTTAAAAAGATTTAATGATCGTTCACAAAAAAATCAAATATATATAACATTTCCTCTAGATGAACTAGATTTATCACCTTATGTAATTGGTTATAAAAAGGATAATTTTAAATATGAACTATATGGTGTATGTAATCATAGTGGTTCAACTATGGGTGGTCATTATACTTCATACGTAAAAAATGCGAATGGTAAATGGTATCACTATAATGATACATCAGTTTCTGAAGTAGGTATTAATGAATCAATTGTTTCATCAAAAGCATATGTTTTGTTTTATAGAAAGAAAATATAAATAATTGACTATTAATTTTTTAACTATTTATATATTATAAATGGAAGTAGTAAATACAACAACAACAACTGATCCAGTTAATATGTATAATTATTTAAATTCATATATAATGAATCCAATTGTTTTTATAATAATATTATTAATAGTTATAGCATATTATTCATTTTCATCATCTTTAGGAACAGGTGATTTAGGAAGTACAGAAAATTCAAATGATGGAAGTGGTATTTTTGGAATAATAATATTTATTATTTTAGTAATATTAATTCTAGTAAATGCTTTCCAATACTTTTTTAGTATTAATGTAACAGCTTATATTCAAGGTCTATTTAGTCCAACAACTTCTGTTGACATTGTAGTAGATCAAAGTACATACCAACCAGCTCCAGTTCCAGAAATAAAATTTAAAAAACAAGTTTTTAACATTCCTGGTAATTATTATGATTATGATAATGCTAAAGCTATATGTACTGCTTATGGTGCAGAATTAGCGTCATATGATCAAATAGAAAAAGCATATAATAATGGAGCAGAATGGTGTAATTACGGATGGTCAGCAAACCAATTAGCATTATTTCCAACACAACAAAAAACATATAATATTTTACAAACTATTCCAGGTCATGAAAATGATTGTGGAAGACCAGGTGTAAATGGTGGTTATATTGCAAATAAAAATGTAAAGTTCGGAGTGAATTGTTATGGTTATAAACCTAAAATAACAGAAGAAGAAGAAGAATTAATGAAAACTTCTTCACCATATCCAGAAACAATTGAAGATATTGCATTTCAAAAGAAAGTTGATGCATTAAAAAATAATTTAGACCAATTATTAGTGTCACCATTTAATTATAATACATGGAGCGACGTTTAATTTATAATAAAGTAGTAGAATTTGATATAAAAATATCAATATCATAAAAATCAAAATCTGTATAATTAGGTTGATTAAATTTATTAATTAATACAACACTATAAAAATCAATAATTGAATATAAAAAAAAGAAAATAACAAAAAATCGAATAATTTTAAAAGTTATTTTGTTATAGTAGAAAGTAAAAATTATATTGTATGGTAAATATGTATATATTATGGTATCAATATTAGTTTTTTCTTTTAATTTATTTCTACAAATTGGACAATTATTATTTTTGTCTAACCATAATTTTAGACAAGATTCATGAACTGATCCATCACAACCACATGTTTTAACATAAAATAATTTATGCTTCAAACTTATTGGAGTAAACTTATTAAAAGTAATAAATTCATAACATATAAAACATTCATCTTTAATAATTTTTAAAAATGGCTGATTATCATCATAATGTTCGCAAGTTCCAAAAAACATAATTATTTATATTAGAACAATACTTAAATATAAATAATTAATAATTAATTATTTTCGTCTTTTTGTTCCTGCTTTTTTTGGAACATTTTTTTTGGCCTTTCTAGTCATTTTCTTTTTAATTACTTTTTCTTTAATGTTATGCTCTTTAACAAGCTCTAATAATTTATCGTGTAAATCTTCATCAACAACATCATCATTATCGGATTCATGATCTATTTCTTTATATTTACCACCAACTATGCGGTTATTGTAAGATAATGTCCAATTAGGAACAACTAAATTATTAAATAAATCTGAAACTTTATTAAAATCTCCACCAACTTGTTCTGTATTAAGTGTCATAATAGGTGACATACCAGCCTTCATCATTATAGAATTAACACTAAATCCACCCGAATGAATTCCTCCTACTTTATCATTATTAAAAACTAATTCACCTGCTCCAATATAATCCAATTCGCTCATATAAATTATTAATATATAAATTAATTATTAGAAAAGCGCTTAATTTCTTGAATAACTTTGATAGTCCTTTTTTGTTTGATATGTTCCATAATGACCTGGACTTGAGATTCATTTTTAATTATCTCTCCAAGTGTTTTCTCTAAATATTTAAAAGTTAAGGGTTCTGGAACTTTTGTATTTGAAAATTTTAACTTCCCGTCACCAATTTGTATTGTCGAACTAGAGAGATTATTTGATGAAGCATATGTTGTAATATTTTTTTCAAGATTATTTCTTTTTTCTCTCAATTCCTTTGTACGTTCATTTAATTCTTTAAGTTGATTATCTAATACAACCCATTGTTTAATTTGATTTTCAAATACAGATGAAGTCATTATTTTAGATCTATAAAAAATTAATAAAATATATACTAATTTTTAATAAAAGTAACTTAATGTTTATAACGTCTACGAGTGTGTCTATTTCCACCTCTCTTACGTTTATAAGTTTGTTGTAAACCAAGAATACTTAATGGTACAATAGCTTGATTAATAACTTCACCTAAAAAACCCCCTTTTCTGCCTCTTTTACCAGCTTTTTGAACTAAAGCTAATTGACTGCTATTTGGTACTTGAGAAGGTGGACTAATATTTTGACCTTGAGCTCCAATAATAACATTTCCTTGAATTTTTCCAAATGGTCCAGACTGATCCATTGTTCTAGCCCATTGTGAACCACCATTTCCATTTACATACATACCATAACTAGCAGCATCAGAATAATTTCCAGTTCCACCTGCCATTTTACGAGTTCTACTTCTAGTTCTATGTTTACGACTACTACGTTTTGTCATTATATAGACTAATGAGAATAAAAAATAATTATTTGCCTAAAATTCTTCCGCAATATTAAAATAATTTATTTGCAAGTTGTTTATTTCTAATAATTAAAATTAAAATTATAAGAATAGCTAATATCATTATAAAAATTAAAAAGACTAATGTAACAGTTATATAAATATAAGGATTTATTTCGTATAATATAAAGTCAATCACAGGTTTCAATAACATTTTAAATTCAGTTTTTATATCTTCCCTCTTTAAAATATCTAAACATTGTTGTACAAATGAATCCTTCATAATTAATTATAAGAGAATTAATAATAATATTTTGCGTGTTATTATTTATTAAATTTTCTATATTTCCAGTAATATGGATAATATTATTGAACCAAATGAATCATTTGATTTTTCAAAACTTTCTTTAGCACATCCAGTTGGCATTCAAGGTGGTGCATATTTTACTAAAATTGAATATAATAAGAAACCATTATATATACAAACTTCAAAAAGTTTGACAAGACAAGGGTTTGTCAAGACTGGTAAAAAATATTATTGTGATTTAATGTTTGATAAAAATTCTGAAGTATTGATAAATTGGTTTGAGAATTTAGAAGAAAAATGTCATAAATTAATTTATGAAAAAAAAAATTCTTGGTTTCAAGGAAATTTAGAAGAAAATGATATTGAAACTGCTTTCAATCCATTAATACGTGTTTATAAATCAGGTAAATTTTATTTATTAAGAACAAATATTAAAAATACAAAAGATGATAATCCATCAGTAAAGATTTATAACGAAAAAGAAATCACCTTGGGATTAGGTGATATTACAAGTGAAACTGATATCATTTCTATTTTAGATATACAAGGAATTAAATTTACATCAAGAAATTTTCAAATTGAAATAGATTTAAAACAAGTTATGGTTCTTGATAATGAACCTATATTTGAGAGTTGTTTAATAAAAACCAATAAAAATCTAACAAAGTCTTTAGAAGAAACTAAAAAAAATACAAAAGATATCTTTCATATAGATGCCGATGTAGATGAAAATATTTTAGAACCAATTGGAATAAATAAAGAATTAAATACATTAAAAGAACTAGAAAATAAACATACTGATCCTTTAGATACTTTAGATAATTTAGAAGAAATTGAAGAGCTTGATTTATTACCAAAAGATGAAGTAAAAGATAATACTGAACAAGAAAATATTACTTTAGATATTGATTTTGAAGATTTAAATGGAGATATTCAGGAAAATACTGATGAATTAAGAGAGATTGATACTCTTGATTTAAATTTAGACAAAAATGATTCTACTATGACATTAAAAAAACCGAATCAAGTTTATTTTCAATTATATAAGGAAGCAAGAAATAAAGCTAAGCAAGCAAAAAAAACTGCAATTTTAGCTTATTTAGAAGCCAAGAATATTAAGAAAACTTACATGATAGAAAATATTAATGATAGTGATAGTGAATTTGACGCAGAAATTGATGATGTTTCAGAAAGTGAATTAGAAGGTCTTTAAGAAAAGTTTAGGATAATTAATATTAATCATAAAAATTATTTTATCATTAATTTTATATAATGAGTGTCTCTTTAAAGAAACTATGGAATGACTACGGAATTGGAGCCATAATTATTTTATTAATTGTCGCCTATTGTGTTTTTGCCTTTGCTGGTTATTTAGGGGCAAAAGGTATGCCTGGACCTGAATCTAATACACAAATGCAACCTCAATATAAAAATACAAATGCCGCTTATTCTGGCGCGGTTCGTCCTTCTGAACCTATGGGACAAAATGAAGTTTTCGCATCTGCTAATGGTGTCCAAACTTCTATGCCTGGTATTCCTTCTTCTTGTTCTAAACCAAATATTCAAAATCCCGCTGAACTCTTACCCAGTGATGCCAATAGCCAATGGGCTCAATTAAACCCTTCTGGTAAGGGCGAACTTGCCAATATTAACTTACTCAAGGCTGGTTACCACATTGGTATTGATACTATCGGTCAAACATTGAGAAATGCTAATCTTCAAATTAGATCTGAACCTCCTAACCCTCAATTAAGTGTTGGACCTTGGAACCAATCTACTATTGAACCTGACTTCATGCGCCCTCCTTTAGAAATTGGTAGCGGAATGCAGTAAATTTATTAAATTTTTTATTTATTAAATATCAAAATTTTTATATTCATTCTTTTTACACATATAAATATTTTGAACCTGGTTCTGATATAAATATCAATATTCAAACTGACTGGAAACCTCCAAAAGAACATGGATTAAAAAATTCGTTTGTAATTATTCCACATTATTATCAAAAAGATGGAGAGAAAATTTTTAAAGTAGATTATTATGAAATGATAATTGATGATATTAGAAATTGTAGAAAATTAAATGAATTTCAATTAGAATTTATAAGGGACTTAGATACCGAAAGCAAGCAAAAAATATTTATAGAGTTTAATAAGTTATTTGATGTAATTGAAAATTTATTAAATTAGTTAAACAATTTAAAAATTTTGTTAATACATAATATAATATGAAAATGAATATTTTTCTTGTTGTTATTGCTTTTCTTTCCACTTCCTTTGGAGATAATTTATTTTTAGACAAACCTGCACCACCAACTGATATGAAAGACCTTTTAAATTTAACAACTGGCGGCCCTTATACTTATTCACAGAGTCAACATCATTTTTATGGAAGTGGATATGACGGAACATACATTGATACATATGGATGTTGTTCAGGACAATCAGGATCTTGTCGAAATAATCCATCATGTCAATGTCAGGTATCAGTAGGACCATTACCTCAGGGTACTTATACTTTAGGTAACATGATGACTTTTAAAGGTATGTCTTATTGTTATGAATTATATCCATCTTCATCAAATAATATGTGTGGTAGAAGTGGGTTTCTGATTCATGGTGGTGGATGCTCTGGTAATCCTTCAGAAGGTTGTATTGTAATTGAAGATCAAAATATTAGATACAAAATTAAAAGTGGTGCTACATTAAAAGTTGTATCATAAATTTATATTATTATAAATATATTTTATAATTTATATCTTTAAAAAATTTAGGTATTTCACTAAGTTCTATATGGTGACCTGACCATAATGAATATAAAATACAACCATCATCTTTAGTATATGATATATGACAACTTCCAGAATCATTTATGATTGCTTGAGATTTTTCTGCTTTTTTATATTCAAAATCTTCAATTGTTAGATGTTTAAATATTTTGTTATGTGAGTAATTTACACACGAATGTATCTTAGCTAATTTATTTTTTAAATAATATGTATGTAAATTTCCATCGACTACATAATCATATTCAATATTTGGATGAATATGAAAAGAAAAAATTGTTCGTGGAGGAATTATAATTATTTGCCAAAATAGAGGATATTTACATGATTTATTTGTTTTAACTAATTTATGTAACTCAGATTTATTTTTAAAAAAATGATTATTTAGATCATTAATAAAATTATTATAAAAAATACTTGGGTCAATATATTTATATCCTAAAAATTTATTTAAAAATTTTCCTGGTTCTAATGTTTTTTTAAAATCTAAATACAACTTATTGACAGATTCTAAAGTATTATTATACAAATAGTATTTTGAACTATATTTAAAATTTCTTTTTTTAGTTTTATTATTTTTTTGTAAATAGTGTTTTCTTTTTGTTTTAATATTACTTTTCATATTACTTTTCATATTACTTTTCATATTATATATATATAATATGAAAATAAGCGAATTCATATGGAAAATAATAAGTTATTATAAAATAGAATATGTTTCTGGAATTGCTGGTTCACCTATTTGTGATATTTTAGCTCATAAACCAAATAACATTAACTGGATAAATATAGGAAACGAATTAGATAACGGTTTTGTTATTCAATCATATGGTTTTTTTTCCAAAAAAATAGGAGTTTTATTTGTTACATCTGGACCAGGAATTGCAACATCATTATCATGTATAGGTAATGCTGTTTATGAAAACAATCCATTGGTAGTAATTAGTTTTTATGAAGATATAAAATATGATTTTCAAAACTGGGATATTAAAAATATATCTAAAAATATAACAAAAAATACAATTATCATTGACAAAGAAGAAGAATGTGAAATTAAAATTAAATATGGTTTCTATTTATCACAATCATTGAACAAATGTGTTATTATATTATTAAATAGACATATATTATTGAGTAGCTTTAAATATTTAAATATTTCATATAATTTTGAAAAAAAAATGAAATATCATAATGTTTCAGTAATTGTGAAAGAGTTAAATAAAAATTTGGATAATACAAATACTTTATTAATATTAGGTTATATACCTCACTTAGATTATGATACATTAAAATATTTTTTGAATAATAACAATATTCCTTATGTTATAACATGGAAGGAAAGAACTATAACAAGTATGAAGAATTATTGCGGATTAATAGGAACATTAGGAAATCATTCAGCGAACTATGTACTTCAAAAATCAACAAATTTACTAATAATAGGTGATATTTCAAATAAATTAAACGGAAATACTCTTTATTATGATGTTTTTACACCTAGCTATATAAAAAAACATGACCTAGTATATATTATATCACTAGATTATACAATCACATTTGATAAATCAACCAAAAATTTTATAACAAATAATTTTAAATATATATTTAAAAATTTAAGAATAAATGTACCTCATGATTTTTTGGATAGCATTAAATTATCAAATTCTCAATTATTATTTACTATAAAACCTAATAGTCAATTAGAAAAATATTCTTATATTTTATCAGAAATTTATAATAGGAATAAATTAAAAATACCAGTTGTAACTGGTGTTGGCAATCATTGGTATGCTGTTGGAAAGTATTTTAGAACAAATATACCAAATAATTGGCTTTCATCTACAGAATGGGCTTCAATAGGAGTTGGTTATTTTTATGGAATAGGAGCATATTTAGCTCATAAAAAACCTGTTTGGATAATTGAGGGAGACGGAGGAACTGCTTTTTCTAGTTCTAGTTTATTATATTTAATAAACAACAAACATCTTCCATTAACTATTATAATTATGAATGACAATGAATATTCTTCAATTGTATCTTCTTTTTACAAAAAAAACGGAATGAAAATGTTATCAAAAACTGATAAAATTATATCTGCTACTCCTGTTTTAAATAAAAAAATTTTACCAAACCTTCATGAATTTAATGATATTAATTCTTTTTATACATATTTAAATAGATTTCCTAGTTCCAATAATCTACGTTTTATTGTTATAAATATTAAAAAATCCGAATCAATTCATAATAATAATAGTTTTGTTTATGGAATTAATATTCATGATAAAAAATATATTAACTTTATTAAAAATAATGATTTTTTATGTATAAAAAATTATATACAAGAACATAAAGTTGACTTATATTAAATTTATTTTATATTATTAATATATGGAGAAACATGGTATATTCTTTTATATATTCTTAGCAATTATATTATTTCTATGTCTAATAATTTATTATCAATCAGATGCTTTTGATCTTAAATGTATAATAGCTTCTAAAGATGGTAATAGATATTGTGTAAGGGAGAGAGAAAAAATGGAATTAGCAGCAAATCTTTTAGCAGATGTTACACAAAAAATGAAAGATATGGTCATTTACATTAAAGAAAAACATCCAGAAGATCCTCGAAGTAAAAGATTAATTGAAGGATTTAATCCTAAAAAAATATCAGAAACTCTACCTACGAGTGAATTGACTGCTTATAGTGAAAATAAAGGAGAAAAATTGGCATTTTGTTTAAATCAATCAAAAAATGGTTCAAAATTAATAGATATTAATACTTTAACATTTGTAGCTCTTCATGAATTATCACATATAGCAACAGAGTCGATAGGTCATAAACAAGATTTTTGGGAAAATTTTAAATGGATATTGCAAAATGCAAAAGAAGGTGGTATATATTCACCTATTGATTATAAAAAATATCCACAAGAATATTGTGGAATGACAATAAATGATAATCCTTATTATGATTTAGTATAATTATTTTCTTAACTATAAATATAATGGAAAGAACATTGGAGCATCTTTTTCATGCGTTTCTTATTACAGTGATTCTTTATTTATTAATGAAATTTGCTTTAAAACAATCCCAAACTATGGCATTAAATAGAAGTTTATTAATTGGAGCTATTTCTCTCATTTATATGATTTTATTTGGTCATGGTTTACCAACTCAAATTAATAAAATTTAAATAATTTAATTTAATTCATTTGTATTAAACTAAATTAAAAATAATAATTTATTTATATATATGTCACAATCAGTATCTTCAATTAAATCATTAGATAAACCTTTAGATAATATAATCTATAAGGTTAAAAAACTTATTAATAATAAAGTTGATACTATTTATGTATTTTATGGCAAAAAACAAAAAAGTTTTCAAGAAGAAGAAGTCATAAAGGAATTATTTACTGATATTGAGTATGATGAGATAAATAGTAATAAAACTAAAATTATTTTTAGTGAACAAGAAATTCATCCAGATGATTCAATTGCTACAATTAAAATTAAAATACTTAATGAACTTTCTAATAAAGATACTTCATTAGAAGAAATTTATTTATTCTGTAAAAAAGTTGAGCGTCTTAATTCTATAGCTGTTTATCAATCTTTAACGCAAAATAAAAAAATTGCTTTAACTAAATTACGTCTTATTCAGTTCATTCAAAATATTGATTCAGATTTAGAAGGAAATCCTGTAGAATTTAGAAAAATTGAACGTGAAGACAAAGAAGTTTATTCATATGACGATATTTTTGAGATGAAATTAGATAATAAAGAATATATTGTTAATAAAGTTTTAGGACAAAAGTTTTTTATTGTTGAAAATGAATATCCATTTATTTGCAATCCATTTGAAGTGAAAGAATATGATAAATTTTTTGAACAAAATGCACGCAAATCTTTGTCAACATTAAATAATCATTTATTACTTAATTCAGGTAAAATTGTAGATAATAGTATTTATTTATGCTTAGCAGAAGATGTTCTAGTTCATACTGAATTACAAGATATTTCTCAACCCATGACACTTAAAATATATTATCCTTTTCTCTACAATAAAAATGTTAATTCTCTCGAAGACTTAGTTAAAGTTCGTGAAAAATTAATAGAAAATAATAAAAAATTTAATAATGAAAAAACTGTTAACTCATTTGATACTATTGATATGTTTTATGATGTATATAATTTAAGAAAAACTGATCTTAATTACATTAAGAAAGGTATTAAATTTATTAGAGCAATCATGAAACCTGAATTTAATGTTAAAATTCCTCTTGAAATAATTTTTAAAATTGTTCATGCAACTGAAACAAATCCTTTAGTTAAATACAATCCTTCTTCTAGACAAGAAAATATTTATAGACTTTATACTGATAAAATTTCAACAGATGGACGTAAAATTCCTTATCTTAAAAAAGCTTCAATTTTTAAACTTATAAAAACAATAGGGCGCTCTAAATCTGTTTCTGTTTATATTGAAACACTTGATTATGAAGTTTTAAATTGTGAATTTGATGAAGAAGGATATATTACTATATCAGCTGACTTTAACCAACTTATTGATGTATCAGAAATTGATAAAAAATTTAAAACATTAATTAATCCTATTATACAAGAAATAAAATCTGTTTTAGAACAAAGTGGATATAAATTAAATTTATTTAATAGTTTAAATGATGAAAATATTGAAATAAAACAAATGACATATGAAACACAACTTACAATATTAAAACCTTTTGATATTAATACATATAAGGGTTGCATTTATAGTGTTTTTGTTAACGAAACAAATCGTTCAAAAGGAGATAAATTTTCTTTACGTTTCAAAAGAGTATCCAATTTTAGTAAATTCAATAGTCAAGAAGCTTTTATACTTGAAAAGGCTGAACAAGGTTTACGTGGGCCTGATATTATACAAGCATTATTGGAAAATTATCCTGATGATTTAAATTTTGAACAAGCAAGAGAGCTTGTAAGTAAAGTTGCTAATGAATTAGAAGTTGAAAGAGGTGTTAGAAAATCTGATATTAAAATTAAAGAAAATCCTGGTTTTAAAACTGAAATTACATTTGATCCCGAAACTGCAAGTTTAAAAATTATAACTGAAAATATTAACAATCTTAATTACTTATATACATTACCTATTTATTTAGATACAATGGTTCGATTAACACAAGATAAAACATCTACAAATTATCCTGTATCAGAAATTAATAGATTATGTGGTGCAGAAGAAATTGTTGATATATCATTTCCTGATATTATATCATCTACTGAATTATCTGCTAGAGAAGGTGAAGATGTTATAATTGAAGGTGATGAAACTGTTGAATATATTAAATATTCTGATGTTGAAGATGAAAAACCTAAAGGTGCGTTTAATATTTTATTTGATGATGATGATGATGAATCTAGTGAAAGTTATAATACAGAAGGTGGATATCAAGGTTTGGTTAAAAATCCCATATCAAGAAAAGGATTTAATATTGATTATGAAGGTGGACAATCTTCATCTGAAGAATCTATTTCTTCTGAATCCGCTGAAAATCCAAAAAAAATGGTCTACGGTAATGTTACTGTTCCAACAGAAATTTCTTCATCTGAACAATCTATTTCATCTGAAAATAGTATACCCCCTATTATTACCGCAAAAATTAAAGATAAATCATCAGAATCATCGGTTTCAAGTTTTGAATCACTTGTTAAGGATAAATCTTCATCAGAAGAATCTGCTATAGAATTAGAATCATTACCTAAGATGAGTAGTTCAGAAGAATCTGTATCATCTGAAAAAGAAACCACACCTATTATTACTGCAAAAGTTGAAGAAAGTATTCCATCAGAAGAATCTGTATCATCTGAAAAAGAAACCACACCTATCATTACTGCAAAAGTTGAGGAAAGTATTCCATCAGAAGAATCTGTATCGTCCGAAAAAGAAACCACACCTATCATTACTGCAAAAGTTGCGGAAAGTATTCCATCAAAAGAATCGGTATCATCTGAAAAAGAATCTCCTATTATTACTGCAAAAGTTGAGAAAAGTATTCCATCAGAAGAATCAAATATTGTATTAGAATCATTACCTAATATGAGCAGTTCAGAACAATCAATATTATCTAAAAAGAAATCAACCCCTATTATTGAAAAAAAACCTAAAGAAAGAAAAGAATTAATTATTGAAAGTGAATCTGAAGAAAATATACCTAAGTCAAAAGAAACTGAAGAAATAATTGAAGAAGAAGAAATTGAAGAAGAAGAAATTGACAAAATTCCTGAAGAAGCATTAAGAAAAAAATGGGATAACAAAAAATTAGATAACAAAAAATTAAACAAACCATATTATTTTCAAACTGAAATTGAAAAGAAAGATCCTATTTTAATTGTAAAAGAAGATACAAAAGAATATAATGGATATTCAAGAACTTGTTTATCAGATAAAAGAAGACAACCTGTAATATTAACAGATGCACAATTAGATAAGATAAATAAAGACTATCCTGGGTTTTTGAGAGATCAAGATGTGCTTAAATATGGTTCAGACAAAAAACATCAATTTAATTATATATGTCCTCGTTACTGGTGTTTAAAAAATAATTCATTTATTGATCCAGCTGATTTAAAAATGGTTAAGGGTGAGCTTGTTCATCAACCAAAAAAAGGTCCTTCTTGTGGTAAAGTTTTACCAAAAAAAGAAAAAAAGGTAAAACCAGGATATTATATTTATGAATTTAATGATGAAGCTTATCCAGGCTTAATCCCTGACAAACATCCAAACGGGTTATGTTTACCATGTTGTTTTAAAAATTATAATACAGAAGGAAGAATAAAGGCAAAAGCAAAATGTTTGGAAAAAGAAAAGGAAAAAGAGGTAGGAAAGAAAAAAGAAGAGAGAAAAGAAGAGGTAACAAAAAAAGAAGATGAATATATATTAGGTCCTGATAAATTTCCACTTGATTCGGGTCGTTGGGGTTATTTGCCACCTGAAATTCAAACAATGTTGCATGAGATAAATGCTGATTGTCAAATAAGTAAGACAAATACAAATATTAAAGAAAATCATCCATGTTTATTAAGACATGGTATAGAAATTAGTAAAAAACAATCATTTATTGCAGCTATTTCAGATGAAATATTTTTTGGTAAAAGAATAATTGATGAAGAAAATCGTTTAACTACAAAGGTTTCCAAGATATTAAGTATAAAAGAAATGAGAGAAAGAATTATTAAAGCAATAAATATAGATTTATTTATTAAATATCAAAATGGTAATTTAGTTACAGATTTTTATGATCCTTATAGAAAAATAGATATCGAAAAATATGCAAATTCCAAATTATATTCAAAGATAGATTTAACGAAACCTGAGGAGAAAGCATATATTACAAAAGTTATATCAGCATTTGAAAATTTTATATTATTTTTGCAAGACGATGATGCTGTTATAGATCATACTTATTTGTGGGATATTATTTCAATGCCTAATAAATATTTGTTCCCAACTGGTGTTAATTTAGTTATTTTTCAGCTTCCACATGATGATATTACAAATAATGTTCAATTACTTTGCCCAACAAATCACTATTCATCTGAATTTTATCAAACAAGAAAACCTACAATATTTTTATTAAAGGAAGATGGTTATTATGAACCAATTTACTCATATTTAACGTCTAGTAAAAAAATAAATGTTATTAAAGAGTTCAAAGAACATGATCCCCAATTATCTAAGACAATGAGAGCTGTATTTAAGGATTTAATTAAACCATTTTTTGAACTTATTTGCAGACCACTCGATAGTATGCCTAATGTTTATAAAGCAAAACGACCACTTTTATTGTACAATCTTGTTCAAAAATTAGATCATTATGAATACAAAATTCTAAAACTCGTAATGAATTTCAATAATAAAATTATTGGAGTAGTTGCTGAAGAACCTTCTGCATCCGAAAAGTCAGGTTTTATACCATGTTATCCATCAGCATTAGATGAAAATTTAAAAAAAGGATTAGATTTCGTTTTTATGAATGATTTATCAATTTGGAACACATACAATGACACAGTTAGATTTTTAAATAAACTTGATAAAAGAAGTAAAAAACGCAGAGATCAAGCAGATATACCATGCAAACCTGAATTTAAAATAGTTGAAGATGAACTAGTAGTAGGAATTTTAACAAATACAAATCAATTTGTACAAATTTCTAATCCTATTAGAGTAGATGAAATAATTTCTGAATTAGATTTACCATCTATAACAGATGAAGATTACATAGTTAATTCTAAAACCAAACCTATGATTCAAAGTGATAGTCAAATTATAACACAAAATACAGTTGATGTTGAGAGAGAAGATTATATAAAAAAAATAAAACTTGAAACTAGTTTTTACAATGTATTTAGAAATACAATTAGAATTTTACTCAACAATTATGAGAATATTAAAATAAGAGAAAAAATAGAATCAGAAATGTTAAAAGACTATATTATTTATTCAGATAAACTTGAAAATATTGATAAATTATTAAGAGAACTAGTCGGAGAAAAAATTCAATTTATTGGTGATGAAAATTATTATAAACTTATAAATGAAGTATCAACATGTATTGTAAAAGATACTGATAAATGTAGAAATACGCCTAATTTATGTGTAGTAACAGAAAATGGTAAATGCAATTTAATATTACCAGAAAAAAATTTAATTACTAGAAAAGATAACGAACCAATTTATTTTGGAAGAATGTCAGATGAATTAATTAGATATAATAGAATTAAATCATTTATGCTTCAACCACAAACTTATTTATCGTTTGGTAATATTGGTTATAATTTAAGGGATAATGAAATTATATTAGTTCAATCAACGCTAACACAAGAATATTTTGAAACATTAATTCCTGCAGTCACTAATAAATATACAAAATATAATTCATATGATGAAACTGAACCTATAATTACACAAGTTTATGATAATAAAATTCCTTCACTTGATCAAGCCATAGGAAGAAAGAATGAATTAATTTGTGATAAGACTGAAAAAGATCATATTACTTCTAGTATTTGGAGAGGATGTTTTCCTGCAAATTATTCAGAAATAGAGTATAGTAAATACAATTTTTGTACTTTTAATTTTATAATTGATCTTATTGAAAAGAAAATTGGTAAAAAATATACTGTTAATGAAATCAAAAATCAATTATTTGATGAATATAAAAAATATCTTGAAAAATATAAAGATAGAATAGTTGATATTTTAATAATAGAGGGTAAGAAAACATTAGGCGACCAAGTTCATGCAGATACTTTATCCTTTGCTAGTTTTATTTATACTGATAACTATTTTTTAACAACACTTGATTTATGGTTACTTATTAATAAATTTAAAATACCAACAATATTTATTTGTCAAAAATTTATACTACAAACTAAATATCAAAAGCATCAATTTGTCGGATATGGTGATCTAGAAGACAAATTTGCATTTATAATTATTCCTGGATTTAGACCTGAAAATGTACCTAATTATAAACTAGTTAAATCTGATAATGGAGATATATTTATTTCATTAAATAAATTAAATCAGGAATGTGTTGGTAAAATTGAAGAATCTATTAGAGAAAAAATAAGTATTGAAGATTATCTTGAAGATTTTAAACTACCTTTAAAAACAGTTTATAAAAAGAAAAAACCATTATTAATTGAATCTGAAAGTGAAGAAATAGAAATTAAAAATATTAAACCTAAAAGAACTAAAATAATAATTGAAAAAACATCTGCTATTACCCCCGAAGAACCTATACAACAAAAGAAAAAACCTTCTAGAAAAATAGCTGTAAGAGGAGATCCAAAAAATAAATCAAGAAGAAGACCTGATGTTAAAAAACGAAAACTTTTAATAGTTGAAAGTGAAACTGAAAAAATATAATTTAGAATACTAACTAATAGAATCATTTTCATTATAATTTTCTTCATCAGATTCTTGTTCTTCATCAGATTCTTGTTCTTCATTAGATTCATTTACTTGAGATTCTTCAGAATCATCAAATTCTTGATTATTATTATTATTATTATTGTTATTAATATTAATAGGATTACTTATTATTACTTGTGTAATAAAATTTAACTCCAACTCTGGTATGTCTTCGTCATTTTCTATATCACCATATCCATTATATTTATAAACTAAATGATTTTCCATAAATTTATCAATCGAATATGTATTAAAATTTTTATATTTCATATTAAATTCACAATGTGATATTATTTTTCTGTTTTTTCCATTTTTAATTATAGTTTTAAGTTTAAATATTTTTCTACCAAAATTTGGATTAAATGATTGAAACTCAATTAATTTTGTATTTAATTTTTTTCTGGATTCTATTTTAGTTTTATTAATAAGTGAATAATTAGATAATAACTTCAAATGTAAATAAGGTTTAAATATTTTAATAAGTTCATCATCTGGAAAATCTTCTGCAATTTCTATTTTTTTTTTATTTTTAATATTGAAATTTTTAATTAATAGAAGAATTTCTTTTTTTAATATTTGTTTAGTTGAGTTATTAATATAATTTTGAATACTATATTCTCTCAAAATTGATTCATTAACATCTATAAATCTAGTCATATTAAAATTACATTCTTGAAATTTAAAAAAAATCTGAAGGTGTTTATATTTAATAAACCTGATGTTGGTATTATTTTTAATAAAATAGTTAATATAATATAATATAGATTTACCAAATGCAATATTATTATATGGATTTTTAATAGTATTTGGTTCACAAAAAAACATATATGAGTTTGTTAACGAAGTATAAATTAAGTTTAATAAGTCTTCTATTTTAAATAAATATTTATTATTAATATGATAAATACATATTATATTAGGTTCATTAATTTTTATTGGATTTAATTGTAAATCCGTATCAACAACAATATTAGCTTTTTTATATTTATATAAATATACTAATCTATTTAGTATATGATAAGTTCGTTGAACTTTACAAAATAAATTAAAAAATTCTGTTTTTTCCTTTGTTTTATTTAAAAAATAAAAATTATTTGATGTTTCATTTAAAAAATGAAATTTACTTTTATATTTAGAACCATAATCATTATAAAATATACCAAAAAACAATTTATATATTCCTTGTACACCATCATATTTATATTTAAATGAAAAAATATTATTTTTTAAATTTATTGTCTTTTCAATAATTAAATTGAAAGTTGTCATTATAACTAATTGAATAATATAATTATTTATATTTATATTATTAAATTTATTATATTTATACCTTTAAAATCCTGGGTTATATGAACTATTATCTTTGCCCATATTTTCAGCCTTAATAGTAATAACATTGTTTTGAATATTAATTTTATTTGGTCCACATGGATCATCTGGATTTTCAATAGCACCAAAGAATTTTTCTATTTCTTCATTAGTATCTATATACTTATATTCGCTAACTGCTTCTAGTTTCTGCATTTCTTCAATATCCAATATAACTTGGAATGCAGCTGTTCCAAAATGACCTTCTTGACCAACCATAACATTAGCTGATACACCTCTAAGAGTATCTAATTCAGCATGTCTTGCTGCTTTTAAGAACATTTCTGGTGTCTCTTCAAAAGATGCTTTTGCAATAGGTCCAATATTATCATTGTTAATACCATGTCTAAAGATTGAAATAAGTTTGTGTGTAAAGGTCATTCTATCAACAAGAACACTGTAATTGTGATAGTTGATATAAGTACCATCAAATTCAACAACTTCTACCAATTCATTATAAATAGTTTGTCTTGCAGCTTCAATTCCAAGAACGTTATATATTTCAACAATATCATTACTTAATGTTCTTGTATTATCTATAAAATCAAGACCTAGCACATCTAATAAATTTGTTCCAATTGTATCAAGAACCCAAATATCTTGTTTTTTATATATTCCATTTATTTCCACAACATTGTCAAGCACTTTTCTAAGTATAACTTTATTAATACCTTGAATACCACGTAACACAACTTTTTGTAAAAGTTGATCTTGAAAATTCTTTAAGATATATATTTGATCAGATTGATCTAGAGGATTTACTTTGGTTTTTTTTTGTCCTCCTCGATTATTTCCTGATTTAATTATATCATTCATTCTAATTCTAAAGATTAATTTATCGGAATTGAAATCAGAATAAACACAACTAATTTGATCTTCATAACAATTTTTTAATGTAAAGTTAACATCGTCCATAGTAATATTTTTTTCAAGCATTATTTCTGGATCCATTACCATTCTGACGATCCATTTTGATTTTTCTGTTTCTCCAGATTCTAGACTAACCTCATTACATTCTGCTACTAAATTTTCAAAAGCTTTATATTGTTGTATACATTCCTTATCTTCCACAATTAATGTATTAAGATCATCAGGATCAAAACAAATTTCAGTGGATTTAACAATTTCTTCTAATTTTGTATGTTCTAACATGTACATAATTGTACGGGCTTTATCTTTCTGTCTTTCATCTTCAGGTTTTAAATATACACTTAAAGATGGATTTTTAATTTCACTAGATAAAGATAATATTTCTTCAATTCTTGGTACACCACGAGTTACATTTGATTTAGATGCAACACCTGCAAAATGGAAAGTGTTTAATGTCATCTGTGTTGATACTTCACCAAGACTTTGACCAGCAATCATTCCAACCATTTCTCCAGGAGCAACAATTGCTCTTTTATAATCAATTACAATAGTATCAAGTAATAATATTAAGGCTGTTTTATTAAATCTTTTAATAACAAGTAATTCCTTTGGTGATAAATAATAGAAGTATAAAACTTCGAATAATTTAGTTGGAGGAGAATAATAAATTTTCTTTAATTTTTCAAAGTATGATATAATTATCTCATAAGCTTCAAGTGGTGTAATATCTACTAATGACGAACTAGTTATTCCACACTGTCCTTGAATATTATTAATTATATAATTAAAAGCTACAGGACAGTTAACAATCTTATCTCCTTTATTTTTGAAAACATTTTTGATAATATTATTTCTTTGTTCAAGGATAGTATTAATAAGATCATTCATCTTAACAGCAAAAGATTCTTTTTGCTTATTAATTCTACTCATAGTATTTTTGAGGAATATATTATTTAATGTTTTAATTTTTCCAGATTCTTCAGGAATAAGATAATGATTATAAATATCTTGATTACTCATTTCAACAATTGGCATTTCTTGATCTTCAACCTTAGTTGTGTCAATTCCATCATCTCCGTATGAAAATTGTACTATTTTGTTTTTATTTGTTCTAATGGTCATATCATATTCTACTTTTATATCTTCAAGAGCTTTGATGAGTCGTCTTTGAATATAACCAGTTGTGGATGTTTTGACAGCAGTATCAATAAGACCAATACGACCACCCATAGCATGCATAAATAGTTCCTGAGGTGTTAATCCATTAATATAAGAACTTTCAACAAAACCACGAGCACCAGGCGAGTCATCATATTTAGTAAAGTGTGGTAATGTTCGATGCTCAAAACCATAAGGAATACGTTTACCATCCACGTTTTGTTGTCCAAGACAAGAAATCATAAATGATATATTAAGATCTGAACCTTTAGATCCTGCCTGAACCATTGTAACAAATCTATTTCCTTCAGATAAATTTTTCAATCCAATTTTACCTGCTTCTGATGTAGCTTGATTAAGAATACTATTAACTTGTGTTTCAAATTCTTCCTCATTAGTTTTACCAGTATTATTTTCAAATATACCCAGTTGAACTTGATCAATTAAATTTTTTACTTCAGTTTTCTTATCAGTAATTACTTTAATAATTTTATCATTTGTTTCTTGATTAGAAATTAGATCACTAATACCAACACTAAATCCAGCATTTTTCATATATTCAGTTACAATATTTTGTAAATCATCAATAAATTTAGCTGAAGCCATATTACCGAAATCATTACATACTCTTTGCAGTAATCCCCTTGATCTTCCTCCTAAAACTCCTTTATCCATTTGACCTTTAATATATTTACCATTTTTAATCTCGATTTTACCTTTCATAGATAATGGTGGCATGATTTGAGATAAAATATCATAATTAGTAACTCCCCCTTCTTTTTCAATATCAGCTAAAAGTTGTTTTTCATTAATTCCATTAAACATCATAAGCAAATTCATGGCTTGTCTTGGAGTAAACTTAACATTTTCTTTTGAGAATAAATAAGAACCAAGCATAGAATCTTGATAAATACCAATAATAGAAGCATTATTTGCTGGACTGATGATTTGATATGGAACAGCCGCTAAATTTTTTAATTCTGCCTCTGATTCTGGATCCTGTGGCATATGCAAATTCATTTCATCTCCATCAAAATCGGCATTGTAAGGCTTTGTGTCTGCAACATTCATTCTAAAAGTATCACCTCGTTTCATAATTCTAGCAATATGGCACATCATACTCATTCTATGAAGTGTTGGTTGACGATTAAAGAGAATTGCATCACCGTCCATCATGTGTCTATGAACAATATCTCCCTCTTCTAAAACAATTGAATTTCTATCAAGATAATATTTTAAAGTAATAGATTCACCATTTTTCTTTTGTAACATTTTTGCTCCAGGCCATTCATCTGGTCCATTTCTAACCAATTTTGTAAGATATTCTTTATTAATTTTATTTACTGTAACTGGTTTTGTTATATTTTTAGCAACTTTCATTGGAATACCTAATTCTCTAATAGAAATATTTGGATCAGCTGTGATTACAGAACGAGCACTAAAATCAACACGTTTTGCCATTAAATTTCCTCTCATTCTTCCACCTTTTCCATTCAATCGGTCTTTAATTGATTTTAAAGGTCTTCCAGAACGTTGAGCTACAGATGCAACACCTGGTATTTTATTATCAACTTGAGTCGCTATATAATATTGTAAAACTGTTGACCAATCATCAATTACATTTGCTGGAGCATTAGCTTGTATTTTTTCCTGAAGTGTTTTATTAGTTTTTATGATATTTACTAAAATATGACTTAGATCATCTTCTGATCGTTGTTGAGAATCATGTTTTACAGATGGTCTAACTGCAGGTGGAGGAACAGACATAACTTGACAAATCATCCAATCTGGTCTTGAATAAATTGGACTAAATCCCATAAATGATACATCTTCATCAGAGATTCTCTTAAATATTTTTAATACCATTTCGGGAGTTATTCTTACAATCATAGGTGGAGAATCAGCTTCCTCACCTTTCCATTCTGCATATATAGTAGCAAGACCTTCCTTTCTAATTTTATTAGGCTGTAAAGTTCCACATCCATCTTCTGTATCTTCACCGCATCTTTTAATTTTACTTGCTAATGAAAATACATACTTCCATCTTGCATCTCCTTGAACTTTTAATGCTTGTTTAAATTTTTCTTTACTTACCAAAAGTTTACTACATTTAAAGCAAACACATCTCATTATTTTTTGTATTGTATTTAAGTATTGGATATAAAATACTGGTCTCGCTAATTCAATATGACCAAAATATCCTGGTGTTTGCATGTAATCTAATCCATCAGTTGGACAAATTAATCCAGGTTCAAGAACTCCCATTCTTGGATCAAATAAACCTCCAATAACTGGTTTATTATTTATATAAGTGTCTCTACTAGTAATTTCTACAACAGATCCCTTTCTAATTTCATCAGGCGATAATATACTAAATTGAATTCCAACAACCTTGGAAACATTCATTGAACTATAATTTGAATTTGTGAATTTCGACATCTCTTATAATATATGATAATAGATTTATATTGTTTTTATAATCAATTTTTTATTTTAAATAATTAATAAATTAAAATTGAATATATATTCCATATTATATCATATTAATATATAATATGGAATTACTTAAAATTAGTGTATATTTATCTTTACTTATTCAATTATTTACAGGTATATTTAATTGACTACTATATTATTCAATTAAATATACCAAGTAAATTAATACTTCTAAAACAAGTTCTTATAATGGAATTGATTGTACAAATTGTTGAGGGAATATTTTATATTTGGTTAGCATTAAATATAGTATCTGTCGCTAATATTACTCCTCATAGATATTATGATTGGTATTTAACTACACCAACAATGCTCGTTACACTATGTATTTATTTAACACATTTAAATAATGACGAAAATAATATTCAAACAAAAGAATCATTGATTCAGATTGTTTATAATAATTTAAATCCTTGAAGATTTAAAATCGCACCCTGTAAAACTACTTAAAGAAAATTTAAATATAAATAACATAATTAAAATTTATTTATAATTTTTATATTTTTTTTAATTTTTATATTTTTTTTAATTTTCTTATTTTTTTTTTATAAGTTTTTCCTTTTGAGGTTTTATTTTTTTTTGATTTAATGTGTTTTTTTAGTTTTCTTGTTTTATTTCGTTTGCCTCCTTTTGCTACCGCCGCTGAAGTAGAACCAGGAGCTATGTATCTTTGAATTATGGTTGGAAATTCTGGTTGTTCTTCAAAAGGTAAAGATGTTGTAATTGTTAATCCTCTTGGGAAAACAAATTCTTGTAAATATTCCATCATAATCTCATCTTTTATGCCAAGATATGAGTTTGTAGGGGAGGAATAATTCATATCAATACATTTTATACCAGGTGCTGGAATAATTTCTTCGACATAATTATATATTTTAGATGGGTCTATCTCATTTGGAGCAGTTGTATAAGCCACAGCACCAAGCGGGTCATGATGTGTATAACTATTAGCAATACTTTCATCTATAGTTGTAGATAGATAAGAAATAGTTTTTTCACTTGGATTTATTGTTGTCATTGCTTTATCATGAACTCCTCGTAAAAAACGTTTAGTTTCATTTTCTTTTACTGTGTATATATAAGTGTCTGTGCCTTTGTATTCAAATGATAAATCAAACCATTTTTGGAATATTAAACACATTTTATTTATATTTGTATAGAACTCTTGTTTACTTCTGTATACTTTCCAAGAAATTTTATAGGGAAAATTCATAAACATTTGTATTTCCACAATCTCTTTAATTTCATAACTGTGTTTGAAATTATAAGTAAGCATATCCAATAATTGTTGAAACCATTCTTCTATCTTATCATAATCGTAATCAGTAAATCTAACTAATTTTGGCGTTTTTGTCTTTATGAATTCTATTAATTCTGGTTTATCTTTTAAATATTGTTCATAATAAGGATTATCCCTTTCTAAAACATATGAACCAGAAGAATAGTTTGCTGGTGTATAACAAAACTTATTAATAGTAAAACTGAGACCATTTGGATACATTCTCCATAATTGACAAAAAAAACTTAATTGACGACGTTCATCTCCAATATCTTCTACTGTTGCATCAGTAAAAAGAGTTTTCAATTTAAGCAATTCATCCCTCGCTTCTTTTGGTAGAGTTTTTATTGTTGACATCATTTGTTGTTGACGCATTTCAATTTCTCTCCTAAATAATTCTTCAGGAGATAATTCTGCTGGCGCTCTTGTTGTCGCGGGAACAGGCATTGTGCTTTTTGTTGCTGGTGTTTTTGTTCTTTTTTTTGGTTGTTCAGTAATAGTTTCTTCTGGCACTGATACAGAAGCCGCAGCCGCTTCAGTTCTTCTACTTGATCTTCTGAGACCCTCACTCATACTATATATATATATAAATTAAATATTTTTATATTAGCTAGATATATAATGGCAAGAAGGTTTAGAACTCGTCGTAGAAAAATTCGCAGTTCCTTTACAAAAAAACACAGAAGATATTCAAGAAATAGACGTGGTGCGGGAGCAAATCGCAGAACAGGGTATACTCCTCAAGTTTTAAATTATTTAAGGAGATATATAGATGAAAAAGAGCAAGAAAATAGATATACAAGCGATAAAATCGATTGGTTAAGAGCAAATATAGATAGACTAGAATATGACCCAATTACATATGGTGAAAATCCAGTTGAGCAAGGCCGAATTCGCATAAATGAATACCTAGAAGAAGGCATAAAATGGTAATTTATTTTATTATAAAATTTATTTTATTATAAAATTTAATTTTGGTCCTCTATTAATTCAACATCATCATAAAAATAATGGCCGTAATCATAATCATCACTATTAAATCTACTATCATGAACATAATACGCAAATGATAATATATTTTTAACATAATACATTCTGTATGTTTTTGTAAGAGAGCGGCAATGATCTATATTATAAACATCTATGACATATTTGATTACCTTTGCTGGCCCTGCTCTCGGAATATAATAAAATATGATACTTTGCAGATCATTAGGGAGCTCCTTAATTTTCTTTTCCAAATTAGCAAGAATATTGGTCATCTTAGCGATATATGTCTCTTAAATTAAACTGACTTTAAAATGCGTTAAAAAAGTATTTCAATTTTTATAAAAGGTTAAAACAAATAACAAATTAATAGCCTATAATACGTTAAACTAATCTACTTAATAAAATAACAACCAAAACATATTTATATTTTTACATTTGAAATGCTGATTTTATTTATTATTCAAAATTATTTTATATAGTAATATATTATA